CTCTCGAAAAAACTTTTTTGAGTTCAAAGACCGGATTGACCTATCCTGACTTTTAACCGCCGCCCTGGGCGGCTATCTGGACATGAAAATGAAGGTGAAATAATGGCTAAAGACGGCACCAATCGCGGCGGCAGACGCCCACGGTCAGGGCCGAATAAAGAATCGCTTGCAGATAAAGCGATGAAGGGACGCGCAGCCAACGTTATGGAATTTCCGACCGTAGCGCTTGAAGCTGGCGACCTGCCCGAACCGGCAGAGCTTGAAGGCGTGGATATGCCGAAGCCGAGTGATTACCTGTCCGCGATGCAGCGTGACGGCAAACCGCTCGGCGCTGACAAGCTCTATATAGAAACCATGAAATGGCTAAGGGCGAGAGGATGCGACAAGCTGATAAACCATCGGCAAGTGGAGAGCTTCGCTGAGACGTTTGCCAGGTATATCCAATGCTCCAGGATGATCAGCGAGAAGGGCTTCATCGCCAAGCATCCGACCACAGAAGCGCCAATCAAAAGCCCGTTTGTGGAAATGCAGCTCGCATATCAGAAACAGGCGAATGTGATCTGGTATGAAATCTTCCAGGTGGTGAAGGAGAACAGCCTGACGCCGTATGAGGGCGTCCCGACTGGCGATGGTATGGAGGCGCTGATTATGGGAGGGAAGAAGCCATGGTAGGCTACAAACCCACCCGATTCATGGCAAAGTCCAGCCGATATAATAAAGCCGCCGCCGATCACGCTGTGAACTTCATCCAGAAGCTGACGCATACCAAAGGCAAATGGGCAAAACAGCCGTTTGAGTTGCTTCCGTGGCAAGAGCGGATCATCCGGGATGTGTTCGGAACCATCAAGAAGAATGGATTCCGGCAGTTCAACACGGCATACATCGAGATTCCAAAGAAGAACGGAAAATCCGAGTTGGCTGCCGCTGTTGCGCTGTATCTCCTATGTGCTGACTATGAGGATGGCGCAGAGGTTTACGGCTGCGCGGCTGATCGTCAGCAGGCGTCTATCGTATTCGATGTTGCCGCCGAGATGGTCCGTAATTCCGCAACGCTGTCGAAGTGGCTGAAGGTAAACAAATCTCAAAAGCGCATCATGTTCCCGGCAAAGAACAGCTATTATCAGGTGTTGTCTGCCGAGGCATTCACCAAGCACGGTTTGAATGTGCATGGTGTTATTTTTGATGAGTTGCATGCCCAGCCGAATAGAAACCTGTTTGATGTTATGACGAAGGGCTCCGGCGATGCGAGAACGCAGCCGCTGTACTTCCTCATCACTACTGCAGGCACAGACATTTATTCCGTATGCTATGAACAGCACCAGAAGGCGCTGGACATCATTAACGGAAAGAAGCATGATCCGACTTTCTATCCAGTGGTGTATGGTGCTGCTGATGGTGACGATTGGACGGATCCAAAGGTATGGGCAAAAGCCAATCCGTCGCTCGGCTATACCATCGATATTGAGAAGGTAAAAGCAGCCTGCGACAGCGCCCAGGAGACACCGACGGAGGAGAACGTCTTTAGGCAGCTTCGCCTTAATCAATGGGTGCATCAGGCTGTCAGATGGATGCAGATGTCAAAATGGGAAGCCTGTGAATTCGATTTTGATGAAAGCGTCCTTGAAGGCCGTGTCTGCTATGGCGGTCTGGACTTGTCAACCACGACGGATATAACCGCATTTGTGTTGGTATTCCCGCCGGAGGACGAGGAAGATAAATACTATATCCTTCCATATTTCTGGATCCCGGGAGACAACATTGAGGCAAGGGTCAGGCGTGACAGAGTGCCATATGACATCTGGGAGAAAAAGGGATACCTCCGCACCACAGAAGGCAATGTACTTGACTACACGTTCATTGAAAACTTCATCATTGATTTGAGCGAACGATTCAATATTCGTGAAATCGCATATGACCGATGGGGCGCTCCGCAGATGGTTCAAACGCTGGAAGGCGCTGGTCTTACGGTCGTGACATTCGGTCAGGGCTTCAAGAGCATGAGCCAGCCGTCAAAGGAGCTTGAACGTCTGGTATTGAGCAAAGGCATCGTTCACAACGGCCATCCGGTTCTTTACTGGATGATGGATAACGTGGTGATGGATGTGGATGCTCACGGGAACATTGCACCAACAAAAAAGCGCTCGACCGAGAAAATTGACGGTGTTGTCGCCCTGATCATGGCGCTTGCAAGGGCGGTTTTGAATGGCTACGATGACGGTTCCAGCATCTACGATGACGGGATCATGTTCATCTGAAGCGGGAAAAACCAGGCTTATTTTGTGTCGCCGTTTAATATGTTCTTAACATAATGAAGCATCAGAAAAGGGTCGTTTGTGCCGCCGGATGACGCTGAAAAGAAGCTCAACCGACCAAAATTCACAACCTAATTCACAACCTGTTCACATGTGAAAACAGGTTGTGAAAAACTTGGTTTTGTTAATGAATCGAAAAGAAACCAGAGGGGCGTGGTTGTGCATATTGTACAAACGGCACGGTGGACGCTTTGCGCGTCCTGTCCTAACGACTTAACACGGATTTTTTCACAACCGCTGGTATATATAGGGTTGTGAATGCGAATGCGAATGCGGGCGTTGCGTCCCACACATGGGAGGGGCTAAAAAGCCGCCCCTCCATGTGAAGGACACACGCAACTTTTTGAGTTGTGAAAAGCCGGATTCGCAGGTTGTGAAAACAGGTTGTGAATGCCAAAATGAAAAGGCATGAAATAACAAACACTTAACAAACAGGAGTGAAAGCAAATGAGTGTGTTCTCCCGGATTTTTAAGGCGCGTGACAAGCCCTATACCAACGCATTGACTGGTGCAAGGTTTCTGCCCTGGCTCGGACAGACCAATGCAGGCGAAGTGATAACCGAAAGAAATGCTTTGCAGATGACAGCGGTTTATGCCTGTGTCCGAATCATAGCCGAGGCAATGGCAGGATTGCCGCTTCACGTCTACAAGTACACCGATAACGGGAGCAAGGAAAAAGATTATAAGCATCCGCTGTATCACCTGCTCCACAATGAGCCGAATCCCGAAATGACATCGTTCATTTGGCGCGAGACCGCCATGACGCATATGTTGTTGTGGGGCAACTCATACAGTCAGATTATTCGGGACAGGGCTGGTCGGGTGATCGGATTATATCCGTTGATGCCTGACCGCATGAAGGTAGACCGTGATGATGACGGCAAATTGTATTATGAGTACACGATGCGATCTGATGATGGTGCAAAGGGTGAAACCGGCACCATTCGGATGCAGCCGAAAGATGTGCTCCATGTTCCTGCCCTGGGCTTTGATGGGCTTGTCGGTTATTCGCCTATCGCAATGGCTAAGAACGCTATCGGACTGTCTATGGCCGCTGAAAAATACGGCGCTAAGTTCTTTGCGGAAGGCGGGACACCGAAGGGCATTCTGACAATGCCGAATCTCGTCAAGAATTACGACAAAATCCGTGAGACGTGGCGAGAGGGTATGTACAACACCCGCGCAGGCGCTAATGTCGCCATTCTTGAGAAAGGCGCGGAATACAAGCCTGTTTCCATCAACCCATCCGATGCCCAGTTCCTTGAAACCCGGAAATTCCAAATCGATGAAATAGCGCGAATCTTCCGAATCCCGCCGCATATGATCGGCGACCTGGAGCGTGCGACATTTTCAAATATCGAAAATCAATCTCTCGAGTTTGTGAAATACACTATTGACCCGTGGGTGGCTCGTTGGGAGCAGTCAATGTGTCGTGCCCTGTTCAACGAAAAGGAAAAGCAGAGCATGTTCATCAAGTTCAATGTGGATGGCCTTCTGCGCGGCGACTATAAAACCCGCATGGAAGGTTATTCTATTGCGCGGCAAAACGGATGGATGTCCATGAATGAAATTCGTGAACTTGAAAATCTGGATCGTGTTCCGGCTGAACAGGGCGGCGATGCTTATCTGGTCAACGGCAATATGATTCCCGTTACCCGCGCCATGAAAGGTGGTGAAGACTAAATGTGAAAGTGAAGTTGGTTTATGGGTGTCCATGTTCTGGAAAAAGCACCTATGTAGGCGAACACGCGACAGATGCCGATTTGATTTACGACTATGACGCTTTGTTGTCTGCTATGACCACTCAAAAAGAGCATTTAGCAGCACGGCATAAAGCGCATTTCATTCTGCTTGAATTGCGTAAGTCGCTTGTTGACATCGCCTCTCAAAAAGATTCCATCGAAACACTCTGGATGCAGTGCTGATGGCCCACAGACACGCTGAAAGAGATTCTTGAAGGGCAGGACGTTGAGGAAGTTTTCATCCAGGCTACCAAAGACGAATGCTATGAACGGCTCGAAGCCGATGATAGCCGCCCGGATAAGGACGAATGGAAAGCCATTATCGATGCGTGGTTCGAAGAACATGGCGGATCCGCAGGAAAGGAGGACAAAGGCCAGATGAGTAAATTCTGGAACTTCACGAGTAAAACCGTGACCGATGATGCCGGAAACAGCAAGCAGGTCGGTGTTTTGCGTATTGATGGTCCCATCGACACTGAAGTGTGGTGGGGCGATGAAGTGACGCCTGATTCTTTCAGAACCGAACTGGAAGCGCATCCCGGCGACATCGAGGTTTATATCAACAGTCCCGGCGGCAATGTTATCGCCGCTTCGCAGATTTACACGATGCTCGTTGAACACAAGGGCAACGTGGTCGTGAAGATCGAGGGTATCGCCGCGAGCGCCGCAAGCATTATCGCTATGGCCGGAACCACCGTATTGATGGCTCCTGTGGCCTACATGATGATTCATGGCGCGTCTACTATCGCACTGGGAAACGAGAAAGACATGAGGCATGAAGCGGATGTTCTTGCCGAGATCGACAAGGGTATCCGAGATGCTTATTGTCTGAAAACCGGTCTGCGTGAAAGCAAGATCGCCCAGATGATGGAAGACGAGACTTGGATGTCCGCAAAGACCTGTATCAGCCTGGGATTCGCCGATGGATACATCGGCAAAGATAACCAGGAGCCGGAAACGGATGAAAAGCAGGAGGATGCGGAAAACGCCTCTGCTGCGGAAAAAGCTCCGATGCTTTCGGTGGCATGGAGCGGACGCAAGCAGTTTGCGGCTTTGCTAAGGGCTGCTGGAATCATCAATCCCGCTGATTTGTTCGAGCAGACAAAGCGGACTGATGCCGTAGATAATACGCCTGAACAGCCCGAACAGGAAAAGCCCGAAGATCCCGAAAAGCCCGCGCCGGAATCCGAAAAGGAGCCGGAGAATATCGGCGTAGACGCAAAGCAGTTCTATGACCGACTGAATGCAATCAAAATCTGAAAGGAGAACAACAGCAATGAACATCAACGATATCATCAGCAAGCGCGCTTCCCTGTGGGAAGAGACTAAGAATTTCCTTGACAGCCACGTCCAGGAGAACGGCACCATGTCCGCCGAAGACGCTCAGACCTATGAGCGGATGGAGGCCGACATCAATAACATGACTGCGCAGATCGAGCGCATGCAGCGGATCGCCGACATGGAGAATTCCATGAAGCAGCCCACCACTACGCCGATCACCGAGAAGCCCATGAACGGCGTCGATGTGAAGGCTGGCCGGGCGTCCGATGCCTACAAGAAGAGCTTCAGCTCTTACCTGCGTGGCAACTTCAACAACGACATCTCTCCGCTGATGCAGGAAGGCACCGCTTCTGCGGGTGGCTACCTGGTTCCTGAGGAGTACGAGCGCCAGATCGTCGAGGACATCGCCGATCAGAATGTGATTCGTGGTATCGCTCATGTGATTCGCACCAACGGTGACCACAACATCACCGTTCCGCTGAACCACACCGCCGCGCAGTGGCTGGGCGAGGGGGAATCTTATTCCCTGAGCGCTCCCACCTTCAACCGCATCGTGCTGAAGTCCAAGAAGCTGGGCATCATCGTTCCGATCACCGAGGAGCTGCTGGCAGATTCCGCTCTGAATGCCGAGAGCTATATCAACGCTGACATCGCCCGCGCCTTCGCAAAGGCTGAGGAGACCGGCTTCTGCACCGGTGACGGCACCAATGGCCCGACCGGCATCTTCACCGCCGATGGTGGTGCTGTTGGTGTAACCACTTCCGGCAATGTTCCCACTGCCGATGAGATCATCTCCCTGGTGTATGCCCTGCGCCTGCCCTATCGTCGCAACGCCAAGTTCCTGATGAACGACGGCACCGTGGCGGCGATCCGCAAGCTGAAGGACGGCAACGGCGTGTACATGTGGCAGCCCGCTCTGGCGGCTGGTCAGCCCGATAAGCTCCTGGGCTATGACCTGATCACCACCGCCTACGCGCCCGACATTGAAGCGGGTGCGCGTGTTGCGGCCTTCGGCGATTTCAACTATTTCTGGATCGGTGACCGTGTCGGCCTGTCCATCCAGCGTCTGAACGAGCGCTATGCTGACCAGGGCGTCATCGCTTTCAAGGCGTTCCAGCGCTCTGACGCGAAGGTCGTCCTGCCGGAAGCCATCCAGGTTCTGAAGATGAGGGCTTAATAAGCCTTCGTCTTCAGACTTGAAAAGGAGGGTTGAACATGAGCTATAATGCGAAGAACTATACCGAGCAGGGCGGCGAAGTGACCCATATCGGCGGTAAGCTGGTGTTTGACGGCGAGAATGCCGGTGGTCTGATGCCGAATCAGGCAAAGAGCACCGCAACGTCTGTCGCGGACGTCAAGGGCGACCTCAATGCGCTTTTGCTCAAGCTGAAGAATGCCGGGCTGATGGCCGGTGATGCATTTTCTCTGACCGTTACAAAGAATGTGACGGACAGCGTGTCCGGCCATGCGGACCGTCAGGACAATACCGGCCATATTTCGTCCGTGACTGAGAGCAATGGCGTGATCACCATCACGCTGGACAAGAAGGTCTCCGAGCTGAAGGATTTCGATGGCGGCAACGGATGGGGCGTCCATAAGTGGCTGGGCATCGGCGTTTCTGCCGGGATCTCTCCCATCACCGGGCTGAAGTACAACGGCAGTGCGCTGACCGCCGAGGACGTGTCGGAGGCGACCAGTTGCAGCCTTGGCGCTGGATATTTCGTCCGCTGGGTTGCTGCTGACCTGGTGCTGGCCGGTGACAACACTGAGAAGTCCGTGGACAGCTTCACGCTGTGGGCTGACGGCTATGCCGAAACCACCTACAAGCTGAAGATTGTCGAGCCGTCTGCCTGATAAAATTCGAGAGGAGGCTATAAAATGGCACTTGTCGATCTTGCCGAGGCAAAGGCATATTTGCGCGTAGACACAAGCGATGAGGACACTCTGATTAATAGCCTCCTCGCCTCTGCCCTGCATATGTGTGCGGATATCGCCCGATTGAGTGATGAGGAATGGGATGCAATCACAGCAGTTCCAACAGACGATGATTCCTTTACGCTGGAAGGACAACGCGCAACAATGCGCGTTGCCATTCTATTCGCGTTGGGCTATCTTTATGAACATCGCGAAGAAGCGAATCATACTGATCTGGATCTGACGTTGCGTAGCCTGCTGTTCTCTGTGAGAGAAGGTGCGTGGTAATGAACGTAGCCGCGATGCGTAAGCGCGTTACTATCCAGCAGAACAGCACCACTATTGACAAGTACGGCAACCACAAACCCGCTTGGGTTGACCATTTTACTTGTTGGGCTACCATTCAGCGGCAAGGCAGCGCTTCGGATGAAACTCACGATTCGGGATACACGCAAGAACATGAGCGCTTAAACATCACTGTTCGATGGTGCAGCGAAACGGCGGTCGTGAACTCTAAAGAGTATCGAATAACGATGGATAATCGGCTCTATAATATCGTGGACATCGATGAAATGAATTATAAGCATAACAGCCGTAAATTCATTTGCGTCCTCGAAGAAAGGTGATTTGCATGAGTAATACGCGCATAACCGGCGTTGACGGCCTTGCAGATGCCATCAGGAGCCAGTTGGAGGCATACGGACAGCTTGCAGCAGAAGACGTGAAAAAATGCGTCAAAAGCACAAGCAGTTATGTCAAAAAAGAGATACAGGCTAATGCGCCTGCTCGCAGTGGAAAGTATAAGAAAAGCTGGGCGGTGAAAAACACCGACGAGAATTCTACTGGCCTCCAGCAAATCGTTTATTCGCGTAAGCGATACACATTGACACATCTGCTTGAAAACGGGCACGCCCTTCGCAATGGTGGCCGTGTCGCTGCGAAGCCGCACATTGTACCAGCAGAAAAGGCTGGCAGAGAAAAATTCGAAAAGGACATCGTAAAGGCTCTTCAAAGTCATTAGCGAGGTGGCTGCCATGACATACGCCGATATCATGGCAATGCTTACCGAAATCGGTCTGCCATTCGCCTATGATCATTATGCGGAAGGGGAAAGCCCTGAACCGCCATTCGTTCTCTTTACTTTTCCGGGCACGGATAATTATATGGCTGATGATGTGGTCTATGCCGAAGTGCAAGAGATCAACATTGAGCTTTACACCGATTACAAATCGCCTCCGCATGAAAAAATGGTGGAAAAGGTTCTTAATGCTCATGAAATCCCATGGGATAAGACGGAGGTTTGGATCGAAGATGAAAAGCTCTATGAAGTACTCTATGGATTTGATGTGCTTTACGATAGTGAGGAAGACGACGATTAACCAGGAATGGAGGTAATAACCATGTCTACCAATCCCACGAATAAGGTGAAGTTCGGTCTGAAGAATGCCCATGTTGCAAAGCTGACCGAAACCGACGCTGGCGTATATTCCTTCGGTACGCCTGTCGCATTGCCCGGTTCTGTCAATCTGAGCCTCGAAGCCCAGGGCGATACCGAGCCTTTCTATGCCGATGACGGCGTATACTATCGCTCTACCAGCAACAACGGCTATTCCGGCGATCTGGAGCTTGCCGTGGTGCCTGACTGGTTCCGCGAGACGTACCTGCGCGAGATTCTGGACAGCAATGGCGTCCTGATCGAATCCTCGCACATCACCGACCCGGTCTATTTCGCCCTGATGTTCGAGTTCTCCGGCGACAAGCACAAGATTCGTCATGTGATGTACAAGTGCTCTGTTTCCCGCCCGAGCGTCGCGTCTCAGACCCGTGAGACTTCCAACACTCCCGTCACCGAGACGTTGGCGATCACCTGCGATCCGCTGTATGACGGCATGGTTAAGGCAAAGTCCACCGCCGATATCGACAGCACGGTCTATGCTGGCTGGTTCACCACTGTATACGTGCCGAGCCTGACCGAGGATCAGCTTAATGGTGACGCTGGAACCGCGCAGCTCTCCGCGCTGACCATCTCTGATGTGACGCTGTCTCCGACCTTTGCGGCTGGCAAGACTTCGTACACCGGCAGCACCACCGAATCGTCCGGCACCGTGACTGCCACGGCTGGCACGGGCGTTGCGGTGGCGATCACCGTCAACGGCAACTCCATCGCCAGCGGCGGTTCTGCGACCTGGGCGACCGGCGAGAACATCGTGAGGGTGACCGCATCCAAGGCCGGTTCCGCTTCGACGACCTACACCGTCAAGGTCACCAAGAGCGGAACCTGATAACACGGTTTGAGGGCAGGGCTTGTCCCTGCCCTGTTTTTTTCGTATATCAAGGAGGTTGAATACCATGATGGAAAAAACCGTAATGGTTGGCGACAAAGAGGTCAAGCTCAAATCCACTGCAGCTATTCCTCGAATGTATCGCACGATGTTCGGTAGTGACATTTTTCTCGACCTTCAAAAACTGCGGCAGTCCTATGCCGAGAACGTTAATCGGCAGGATGCATCCGGCTTGTCTATCGTCGATTTGACGATATTCGAGAATGTGGCGTACTGCATGGCAAAGCATGCCGATCCTTCTATCCCGTCCACCATCGATCTATGGCTTGAAGGATTCGATATGTTTTCCATCTATGACATTTTTCCCGTGATTCTTGAGCTGTGGAGCGACAATCTGCAAAGCGACGCAGAGGCTAAAAAAAACAGCCTGCAACAGAGCGAGAAATGACAACGCCGTTATTTCTTCTTAGGTGCGTTCAGTTGGGAATTTCAATAAGCGACCTGGAATACCTGACGATAGGCTTGGCGCTTGATATGTTCACCGAAAGAGGAAATGACGACCATGAATATGCCATTGTTGCAACGCAAGACGACTTCGACAGATTCTGAGGACACGGATATGAATGGCAAGATATACTGTGACAAGTGCGGTGCTGACTTTATTCTTTCGCTTCAAGAACGAAAAGAAGGTGATCTTGATATCACATTCATTCAGTGTCCGCATTGCCATGAGGAATACCTGGTAAGTGTCACGGATAGCGTTCTCCGGGACGCTATTAAAGAGCATCAAGGCTTAATGGATAAGGTGCGCACCGCTACCGATGCCGAAACGTCTAATCGCCTTATTGAAGCTGCCAGGGAAATGAAAGAGAACAATCTAAAACGATGCTCTGAATTGATGATAGAGTATCATACAGGTAAGGAGACAGCAAAATGATGAAATTCGCCATTGAAGCTCCATGGTACACGCACCAGAAGATGGTCAAGGCTCTGTTTGAGCATGATCCCGACATCGTTGTTGGCGACATCTATGAACCTGATACCGATGACGCAGAATATGCTTTTGACATCGAAGTTCGCAACCATGAGAAGTTCATCGCGCTGGATCGCGCTATTCAGAAAACTGTGGTATTCGGCAATATCACGCTGACCATCGTCCTGTGCGATGAGGAGAACAGTTCGGTTCATCCGGGCTATGAGCTTTTCAATACGCTTCTCAAGGACAATCCTATCGCCAAGGATATCAAGGTTGTGCGTGATCAGGCCGAAGTGGATCATGTTTTCGTCCGCTTTGAGCCGCAGGTCATTCAGTTTTACGATGATGACCTGACTGATTACAACGGCAACTGGAACGGCATTGCCGAAGACATCGCCCGCGAGATATTCACCAATGACTGGGATGTGAATTTCTGCACCGCTGACCTTCGAGAAGATGGCAGTGATGATGCCAATATTCGCGTTCCTCTGGGCGAGTGGCCGTAATCGGCCATGAAATAAATCCTGCTTCTGCGGGAGGAAGGAGAACACAATGGGCAGTCGGATTCAAGGAATCACCGTAGAAATCAATGGTTCTACTACAGGTTTGGAGAAATCGCTGGAAAGCGTCAATTCTACCATAAACAATACGCAGAGCCAACTAAAAGATGTGGAGAAGCTCTTGAAGCTCGACCCGACAAATGTGGAACTTCTCCGTCAGAAGCAGGATCTTCTTAGCACATCGATTGACGTCACAAAGACCAAGCTGGAAGCGTTGAAAGAGGCCAGTGAAAAAGCTGTTATCGTTGATAATCATGACGCCTACAAAGAAAAGTATGAACCGATCAAGAAGGCAATCGATGAAACTACAACGAAGCTGAAAGAGCTCGAAAAGCAGTCTAAGACTGCTGATACGCAGATCAAGGCTGGTATTAAAGCTGAAGAGAAATATAATAAACTTCAGGCACAAATCGCGACTACCGAGCAGAAGCTCGAAGCATTGAAAGCAAAATCGGAACAGGCTGATCAGCAGCTTGCAGATGGCAAAATCAGTCAGGAAAAGTATGACAAGCTGCAAAGTCAGATTGAGAAAACCGAGAATCGTCTTGAAAGTTTGAAGAATCGGTCTGCGGATGCAGAGGCAAAGATGAGTCAGGGCAAAATTGCCCAGGAAAAGTATGATGCTTTGCAGGCTGAACTTGCCGAAACCACTACCAATCTGGATACGCTGAAAGCCAAAGAAGAGGAAGTTAAGGAAGAATTTGCAAATCAGGTTTCAGTAGAGCAGTATAATGCGCTTCAGCGTGAAATCATCGAAACCGAAAATGAACTTGAGAATTTAAGCGAAAGCGCCGAACAGGCTCAGACTGCAATGGTAAATATGGGGCAGGTCGGCTCCACATTGCAATCCATCGGCGGTACTCTGGAAAGTGTCGGCGCAACGATGGTCGATAAACTCACCAAACCTATCGTTGATTTTGCAAAGAGCTCAATTGAGACTACTGCGGAATTTGAAGCGCAGATGTCGAGGGTGCAGGCTATTTCCGGTGCAACTGGAGAAAGTTTTGAACTGTTATCCAGTAAGGCGCAGGATATTGGCGCGAAAACCGAATATACGTCTACTCAAGCAGCTAAAGCCATGGAATACATGGTTATGGCTGGTTGGGATGCAAATGAAGTATTCAAATCTATCGATTCTGTAATGAATCTGGCAACGGCATCTGGCGAAGACCTTGCCACGGTATCCGATATTGTGACCGATGCTATGACTGCATTCGGGTGGGAAGCGGATAGGGCTTCGGATTTTGCCGATCTTCTTGCAGCGGCAAGCTCTAATGCAAACACCAATGTGGCGATGCTGGGTGAAACCTTTAAGATGGTTGCGCCTGTTGTTTCTGGATTGGGCTATGATGCACAAGACGCCACTGTCGCTATTATGGCAATGGCCGATGCAGGAATAAAAGGCACCTCCGCTGGTTCACAGCTCCGGAATATTCTGACCAATCTTTCATCGCCCACAAAAGCATCTAAGGCGGCTATGGAAGAGCTTGGAATCTCTATGGTAGACGCCGAGGGAAATGCGCGGCCTTTGATGGATGTACTTGAAGACCTCCGTAGCGGCATGCAAAATCTTGGCAATATGTCCGAAGAGACAGCCATGGAGATTATGAATGCCGCCGAGGATACTTCAAGCACTGTACAGAATGCTGTTGAAACGCAATATAATGCGCTTAAGGATGCTTATGATGCTCAATATACTGCTCTTAGCCGTTCTCTGGATAATGAATATAACGCTCGGAAAGACGCTTATGATAAACAGTATCAGGAGCTTCAAAAGTCGTTAAATAAGCAGGTCGAGGCGCTGAAAAAATCCCTTGATGCTCAATATGACGCCCAGAAAAAAGCGTTTGATAAAGAGTACGAAGCCAGGAAAAAAGCGCTGGATGCACAGTATAATTCTGTCAAAGAGCAGTTGGACGCGCAGTATAACGCTGCAAAGAAAGCCTATGATAAGCGATATGATGCGCTGAAGAAGGAACTCGATAAAGAGTACGAAGCGCAGAAAAAGGCATACGACAAGCAGTATGAGGAATTGCAGTCGCAGCTTAATGCCGCTTATGACGCCCAGAAAGAAGCATACGACAAGGAATATAACGCGCTGAAAGAATCACTTGACGATAAGTACGATAAGACAAAAGATGACCTGGACAAGCTGTATGAAGCTACGAAAACCGCTCAAAGCAAACAGCTTGAATCCTTAAAGGATGCACAGCAAAAGGAAATTGATGCGCTCCAGGCTGCCTATGACAAGAAGGTCGCCCTTATCGACAAGGAATATACCGAGCGCTTAAAGCTGATTGATGAAAACAAGTACAATCGCATCAAAGCGATTGAGGATGAGATCAACGCTATCAATCAGCAACAGCAGGAGGAAGATGACGCTCTTGAAAAGCAGGAACAGCAGGAAAAGCTGTCCGAGCTTGCCAAGAAGGTCAATCAGGCAAAGAGCCAGGACGAACGGGAAGCGGCGCTAAAGGCATACAATGACTATGTTGCGAAGCTTCAGCAACAGGCAAGGAAAAAGGAACGACAAGCCCAGATTGCTGCTTTGAAGGAGCAGAAAGACCAGGTCAATCAGTATGCCGATGATGCTAAAGATCAACTAAAACAGCAGCGCGATGATGCTGTATCCACCGTTACCGAACAGTATAACGATCAGCTTTCCGCGATGAAGGAAGCGCATAAAGAGGAACAGAATGCGCTGACCGAAAAGCAGAAAGAGGAATTGGCGGCACTAAAGGCGTCAAACGAGGCTCAACTCAAAGAACTGAAGAAGAATAACGAGCAGACGCTGGCGGCAAAAAAGAAGTATCATGAAACAGAACTTGCGGTGCTGAAAAAGGCAAACACAGATCAGCTCGCCGCATTGAAGGAACAGCAGAGTAATGCGCTCTCAGAGTTGAAAGAATCGCATTCAGCGCAGCTGGAAGCTCAAAAGGAAGCTAATTCACGGACATTGGAGCAGCTCAAAAAATCTAACGAGAAACAGTTGGAATCTTTGAAAGATGCTCATAGCACGGAATTGAAAAACCTAAAGGATTCCCAGTCCAATCAGCTGAAAGCGATGAAAGATTCGCATACCAATCAGCTTAATGCGGTAAAGGAATCGAACACTGCAAAGCTAAAGGCTCTTAAGGATTCACAGCAGAAATCCTTGAAGAACCTTAAACAGCACCATCAAGACCGACTGGCAGAAGTCAAGAAACAGAATGAGCGCGAGCTTAAAGAGCAGAAGGCAAAGCTGAAAGCGCAAGCTGAAGCCGAAGCCGAGGGTATGTCTCTTCCGCAAGCAGCAATTGCGAAAGCTATCGGCGGCAAGCAAGGCATGGCGAGTGTTTATGCGATTGCTAATACAGATCAAGAGAAATGGGATTCTTACAAGGATTCTGTGAATTCGGCTGGCTTTTCTCTTTTGGATTTTTCCAAGAAAGCTGAAGAAGCCGGTTATTCCATAGATAGGATGAAACAGAATCTTGAAAAGTATGGAATAACCAGCGATGAATTCGAGACTGCTTTGAAGCGCAGCAATGGCAACGCCGAAGATTTCACTAATACACTCCTCGGTTTAGCTGATGAAGGAACGAATCTTGACGATATCATTTCTGACTTGGGCATTCCGATGGATAATCTGCAAGACATAATGGATAATACCAGCGGCGCAGCCGAAGGTATGAGCGACGTTATGCGCGATAATCTGAACGGTCAGTTGGAAATACTGAAATCGACCATTAACGGCATAAAAGAAGACGTCGGTAAAATCCTTATGCCGCTGGTTGAAAAAGTTGTCGCAAAGCTCCAGGCGGTTGCAAATTGGATTCATAATCTGGATGACAAAACGAAAAACCTTATTGTAACTGGCGCTGGTATTGTCGCAGCCATCGGACCGATTCTTGTGGTGGGCGGGAAGCTCAGTTCAAAGTTTGGAGGACTGCTGCAAAAAATCAGTGAAGGTAAAGGAATTATCGGCGGGCTGTTCACAAAGATGAAAAGCGGCGAAGGTGTTATTGGGATGCTTGGCGATAAATTCGCGGCGCTGGGTGCTGGGCCAATCGCGGGAATTGTAGCATCTATCGGTGTTCTGATTGCCGCTTTCGTCAACTTGTGGCAAAACAATGAGGAGTTCCGAGAAAAGATAACGGCCATCTGGGAGGGTCTCAAAACAAAGTTTGATGAATTCGGTCAACGAATCCTCGAAGGACTGAATAAAATGGGCTTTGACTTTGAGGACTTCGGTGAAGTCGTATCTGCGGCAATCGAAGGGTTAAAGACACTATGGAATGGGTTCTGTGAACTGCTTGCGCCAGTCTTTGAAGCTGCATTTGGACTTGTTTCAAGCGCTCTTGAATTAGCTCTCGATGTACTTGGCGATCTGTTCGAAGCGTTCACATCGCTGTTCTCCGGCGACTGGGAAGGCTTCTGGAATGGTATCGGGCAAATATTCACGGATTTGTGGGACGCGATTCAGCGAAATTTTCAGATCGTCATTGATGCTATAACCGGTATCATTGACGTGTTCCTTGGCTGGTTCGGGACAAGCTGGGAAGAAGTATTCGAGGGTGCAAAAACATTCATAGATGGCGTACTTTCCTCGATTGTGGGTTTCTTTGAGAATGCCATTGGTACAATCAAAAAAGCCTGGGAAGATGTGACCGGTTTTATTTCCCGGATAGGCGAAGAAGTATCAGAAAAGGCTACCACATTGTGGAATGGCATAAAGACAACCGTAACTGACACCGCACAAAAAGCTGTTGAGGGCGTAAAAGACTGGTGGGAAGGTATTCCCGGCTGGTTTGAAGGTAAATGGAATTCCATAAAAGAAAACGAGACGCTCAAAAAGGTCGGTGGAGCAATAGAAGGATTCTTCAAAGACTCCTATAATGCTATCGCCGGTCCGAAAGGCGTCTGGACGAATGTCAGTGGCTGGTTTGAACAGCGCTGGAAAGATATAAAGGAAAACCAGACCTTGAAATCCCTCGGCGGTGCCATACAAGGATTCTTCAAAAGCCCATGGGATGCCATCACAGGACCGACAGGCATCTGGACAAATGTCAATAGCTGGTTTGAGAAGAAGTGGAAAGCTATCGCAGAAAACAAAGAGCTTAAAGGCATTCTCGATGCCGTCACAAAGCCGTTTAAGAATGCTTATAACTTGATACTTGGTCAGGATGGCATTTTTGCAAAACTGAAGGAAGGCATCGAAAAAGTAATCGGAAAAATCAAAAGCATTTTTGATTTCAAATGGAGCTTTCCGAAGCCGAAGATGCCGCACTTCAATGTTTCATGGCACCAGGTAGGCCCGATTTCATTGCCAAGTGTTAGTGTCGAATGGTATAAGAAAGCTATGGACAACGCCATGCTTCTGACCAATCCGACCATATTCGGCATGATGGGTAATAAGCTGCTTGGAGGTGGCGAAGCAGGGAATGAGGTTGTCGCCGGTGCTGATAAGCTGATGTCGATGATCCAGTCTGCTGTTGCACAGACGATAGACCGGTCACGGTTTGCCGCCATGACGGTTGGCACCACGAATAGTTCCATGAACAGCCTTGCCGCAGGATCAGCCGATGATGCGACAGGGCGAACGATCATTGCAATGTTGTCCAGGTATCTGCCCTATCTGCCAGAGGTTGCCAACATGAAGATGGTGACTGATACTGGCGTTCTGGTGGGACAACTTTCACCAGGGATCAACAAGCAGCTGGGCGTCATATCACAGCGGCAAAGGAGGCAGTGATATGTACCATTCGATAAAAATATCAGGTAAGAACACGTATGAGGAATGGGGCCTTGTGCCAACCAGCAGGCCGGTTATCAACCCGCCGCAGGTGAAAAGCACATATCTTGATCTGCCTTCCGTGCATGGCCAGCTCGACTACACCGAGTATCTGCTGCAGGAAGTACCGTATGGACAAAGGGAGGGCTCCTGGGAGTTCTCCCTGCGTCCACGCAGCAATTGGGCTAATGTGTATAGTTCCATCCTCAATTACCTTCACGGGAAGCGGCACATCGTCATTCTGGAGGATAATCCGCTCTATCAGTACGTCGGGCGGCTGTCCGTAAATGAATGGCAGTCCAACCAGAACCGCTCCATTATCGTGATCGATTACAACCTCGACCCATTCAAGTATAGTACCGAGGCTTCGGACGATACAGAATGGATGTGGGATGACCTGTTCACGGACTGTATTCGGTATGGAAAGTTCACGGTCAGTGGGCAGAAATACCGCAACTTCATCAATGCCGGTCTGAAAGAGGCTATTCCTACAATCACATGCTCGGCAGCGATGACAGTAACATTCAACGAGACGGACTTTTCCCTTGTCAAAGGGAAGAACTACAACGCCAACTTCGCATTGCAACCCGGCGATAACGAAATGCTGTTTGTTGGCAATGGTGAAGTGACAATTTCATATCGGGAGGTGTCCTTGTGATATATCGAGTTTTGATGAATGGACAGGACATCTTCAATCCGCAGGAAAGACAATATGCTTTGATCGAACCACATCTTTCAGTGGAACTGAATACCGCTGGGAGCTTTGAGTTTACCATGCACCCTTCACATCCGTTCTATGACAGCGTGAATGCATTCACCTCCATGATCGATGTGTTTGAAAGTGAAGTGTTGCTGTGGTTCGGTCGGCCTATTGAAATCACAACCGATTTCTATAACCAGAAAAAGGTATACTGTGAAGGAGCGTTAGCATTCTTCAATGACAGTATCCAGCGCCCATACGAGTATACCAGCATCTCAATTCGCACATTCTTCCAAACTGTGATTGCAAATCACAATGCCCAGGTAGACAGCTATAAACAATTCACGGTTGGGAACATCACGATAGAGGATAAGAAAGTTTATCGCAAACTCGACTATGGCAGCACATTTGACTGTTTGAAGAAACAATGTCTGGATGCTGTGGGCGGTTATTTCTTCTTCCGGCGCGAGAATGGCGTGAACTATATCGACTGGCTGGCCGAGATGCCATACTCGACCAACCAGCCGGTTGAATTCGGTCTGAATATGCTGGATGCTTCTACAGAATTCGATATGACGGAATTCTGCACGGTTGTGCTGCCTATTGGCGATGAAGTGGATGGTGCAAGGCTGACGGTGGCAAGCGTGAACGACGGCAGTGACATCATAGAAAGCGATGCCGTATCAGAGTATGGCAAGATCGTCAAGTGTGTGGAGTTTTCGGGCGTAACTCATGCCGATACGCTATACGAAGATGGCGTGGAATATCTTCAAAACAGGCAGTTTGACAACATGACCATCGAATGCACAGCTGCGGAGCTGCATTGGCAAAACGAGAACTATACGCTGTTTCGGCTTGGCCAGAAGGTTCATGCGCATTCTGTTCCACATATCATCGACAAGAATTTCGATCTAATGAAGCTGGATATTTCACTGGACACGGCAGAAAAGCAGATCACGCTCGGTACATACCGCAGGCCGACTCTGACGGAGATCACCAATGATGCAGGTTCGACTGCTGATCTTGGCGACATAACAGAACAATTATCTGACATCAGTAGCATCATAGATGGCATTACAGACGTGCCTACCGTAGATGACATCACGGGAGACATTCGAGACACTCTGGATGATATTGATGATCTGCTTGATGATGAGGGTTTCCATGACCATATCCAAGACTTATTGGACGATAATGATTTAGATGACTGGCTGATCGACCACGGAGTACCGGAAGATGAATTGGATGATGTCACGCCAGAAGACGTCATTAATTATATTCAAGAGGATATTGAAGAAATAACCGTTGATCTTGGCGATGCTGAGGACTATGACGACCTTAGTGACATAAACGATGATCTTGGCGACTATTGGAGCGACAATGAAACTATTTTCAATTATGATACCAGCGGCGGCGGTAGTAGTAGCTACAGCGATATTGGCGGTAAGATATCCGGCACAAGCAGCACGATCAGTGGTGCCACAGATGACGGATCGCTTGCAGAAGTCAAAGCTCAGCTCACAGAGCTGACCAAGCGTGTTGATAGCTTGCGCGACTACAACGAGCTGATGGCTGCTTGGGAGAAAGAAGTTGATAAAAAGCTCGCAGACCTCGAAGAGCTGGTTGATGCCATTGCCAAGGATGCCTGGGTGCATGAGATCGACGGCGAGCGCGTTGAAGTTGGCATCGTGAACTTCGTGACCAATGTTTAAGGTGGTGGCGACATGATCAACATCAATGGCCACAGGTTTATGACGCTGATCGACCCGATATACATCAACGGACGGCGCGTAAACAAAGTATTTGCGAACGGGAAACAGGTATATCCATGCCTGCCAGATGGAATAAAAGTTGTCACTTTGCCGACTAAAACCGAGTATGAAGCAGGGGAGACAATTGACTATACAGGAATAGTCGTTACAGCAATTAATGCAGATGGTTCATTGTGGAAGTCTATCGACTATCCTGATGGCATCATTCCATTTGATGAGTTGATTTTCCCAACGAAATACACTGGCGGTGAAGAAACGGTATATTATACCGACTATTCTGGCTTTAATTGTGTGATAATTCAAGCAAGGAAATATACAGAATACCGATATGATAGAAGTTCCTATTGGCAAAAGGATTGGCAGACATTTTATAGATCTTCACAACCGATCGGTCTGAATTACAGCTGGGAACATCCAGAAGTATTCTTTGGTATGGGACAAGTGTCCGGAGAAAACGATGTTGCAATGACGCAGTATAAAGGGAACCTATTTGCATATTTAATAAGCGGAAATAATGGTCACGATATATGCTATATGTCAACAGCGTCATACGGCAATCCATATTATTGGAGCTTTCCTTATGGTACTACTCACCGCCTTACGTTGAATAGGTTTGTACGCTTGTTTACTCTGAAGGGACAACGCGCTCCAATAAACTATGGTGATGAGTGCTATGATCCATACGGCTTTAATTTTGATTTGTACTATTTTGATAAATTTCTTGTCCCTGAATCATCAGTCAACCCTCTCGGACGCAATCTTGATAGTTTGTCTCGCGTCCAACTTCCGTTTCAAATTCAATGGGAAAGATACAATGACAAGAAAGTCCTTGAAACATCTGTTGAACTACACGTCCATTATAGTGATGGATGAGAACTGCTATACAAAGAGGTGACGGACTTATGATTGCGGGCAACCCGCTCATTATTGGCGCACAACACCATGAATACTACAGCGGCAGCTATAGAGTAGACCCGAAAACATACTCGCAGACATTGTCTGTGTCTGGCATGGCAATGTCCAGCGATATTGTTGTCAATGCCTATCAGGAAGGCAGTGAAACGGCACACATCATAGGACGCACCATTGAAAACTTCACTGATGCGTTGGAGAACGTGACCGCCATCGGTGCATATGCTTTCTGCAACTGTATCTTCCTCAATGCTGCCAGTTTTCCTGCTGCGACCTTCATCGGAACCTATGCGTTTTCGAGCTGCACCCTGCTGCGCCGCATCTCTGCGCCGCTTGTATCGCAGATAGCAAGCAGCGCCTTTTTGAACTGCGCATATCTTGGCTCTGCTATATTTCCGTCTGCAAAGACCATCGGCGCAAATGCCTTCCAGGGCTGTTCAACAATATCAAGTGTCAGTTTTCCGCTGGCCAGCACAATCGGGTCTTATGCGTTTGCGGGATGCAGCTCACTGCCGTCCGCAAGTTTCCCGGCGTGCGAAAGCATATTCGCCTGGGCTTTCCAAAGTTGCACGTCCCTGGAGACGATCAACTTCCAGATACTGTCTCAAACTGTGCCTTCGCTCTTTATGAGCCTGACAAGTTTGAAGTCAGCTTTCCTGCCCAGCGTGAAGTCTATCTGGAATGACTGCTTCCGCTACTGCTCCAGCCTCGTGACTGTAAGTGCGCCGGAGACCATCTACATCGGCGCATATGCGTTCAACGGTTGTGAGAGGCTCCCTTCTGTATCATTCCCGAACGTCACGACGGTAGGCAACTATGCGTTTGCCAGCTGCTTCTCTCTGTCTCATGCCTACATTCCTCGAATTCCGTATGTTGCCAGCAGCATGTTCCAGAATTGCAGCGCATTGCAGGCAGTTTCTTTTCCGAGCGCATCTATCGTCTATGTGGATGCCTTTGGTCGGTGCTATAGCCTGTCGAGCGTGTATATGCCGTCTGCCAGCACCATTCAAAACTGGGCATTCCAGTATTGCAGCAGTTTGAACACGGTGGACTTTCCGATCTGCTCTATCGTCGGCTCGAATGCGTTTCTGTACGCCGGGCTTGCGTCGTCGGTTTCTTTCCCGTCGTTGCAGCAGATCCACATTTCAGCCTTCAGGTACAGCAACCTCAAGGATGCTTTTTTCCCGGCCTGCACAGTTTTGTCACAGGAAGGATTCGGATGGTGTTCTCAACTGAGCAGGGCGTCATTTCCTGTTCTGACCAACATCCAGCCCATTGCCTTCTATATGTGCTCCAGCCTGCTAACTGTTTCCTTCCCGGAATGCACCGTCATAGGCGGCAACGGGACATATGGAGCATTTGAGAGCTGTGCCATGTCGAGCATTTACTTTCCGAAGTGCACAAGCATTGGGGAACGCGCCTTCCATTCCTGCGCGTCACTTGCAACTGTATCCTTCCCGAAGTGCACATGGATGGGGCGATATGCCTTTATGAATGACTCCGTTCTAAATTCGGCGTTTTTTCCGATGCTGTCATTCGTGCCGAGCCAGGCATTCCAGAACTGTTACTCGTTGTCCACGGCATCATTCCCGACGGCATCGTATATATCGGCAAGCGCATTCTTGAGCTGCTACTCGCTGCGCAGCCTATACCTGCTATCCACGGCAATGGTGGCACTGCAAAACTCAAACGCATTTCATTCTACACCGTTCAGTCTTTCCAGTTATCTCGGTGCGTTTGGTTCTATCTTTGTGCCGGAGAGTCTCGTGGCAACATATAAGGCAAACGGAACATGGAGCTGGTATTCTGACAGAATCACATCATACGTGGAGGGATGAGAAAATGAGAAAACTGGATATTCTGGTGCCCGTGTACAACGAGGATGAACAGACCGTCAAGCCATTGTTTGACAGCATTGCCATCCAGCAGAACGTCAACCTGAGAGAGGACGTTGGCGTGATCGTCTGCTGCGACGGCGGATCATGCACCCTGACCGATGCTTTCCGGAACAACTATCCGTTTACCATTGAATACATCTGCAGCGAGCATAAAGGCGTTTCGGCTGCCCGGAACGCCTGTCTTGATATGTCCGAAGCAGAGTATGTGATGTTCTGCGATGCCGACGATATGTTCTTCAATGCCTGCGCTTTCTGGATGCTATTCCAGGAGATGAAGGCTGGCTTCGACAGTCTCACGTCGGTATTCGTCGAGGAGACGCGGGTGGACGGTGCAATCACCTATATCAATCGGCAGATGGACAGCACCTTTGTACATGGCAAGGTCCACCGGCGGCAATATCTGGTAAGCAGGGGCATCCGCTGGAACGAGAACCTGACCATCCACGAGGACAGCTATTTCAACATTCTGGCGCAGAATCTTTCCGACCAGGTGAAATACTGCCCCACACCGTTTTATCTCTGGAAGTGGCGCGATGACAGTGTGTGCCGGCACGATCCCAAGTATATCCTGCGGACATATCGGAACATGCTGGACAGCAACGACGCCCTGGTGGATGAGTTCATCCGCAGGGTAATGCCCGACAAGGCGACCTTCTACACAGCCTTCATGATCTTCGACGCCTACTATACCATGAACAAGCCGGAGTGGATCAACCAGGAGAACATCGAATACCGCGACAGCACAGAGTGGAGATTCGCCGAATACTTCAAAAAGCATAAGGACCTCTGGGACGCCCTGCCCGCGCCGGAGAAGATGCAGATGTCCAACGGCGTGCGGACCCGAAGCGTCAACGAGGGCATGTTGATGGAGGCGGTGACCATTGACCAGTGGCTGAGGCACATCATGGAGGTGGGTATGAGTGGCTGATATTTCGAGCTATATTGTCGATATAGAGCTGGCGGCCCGCGGCGAAGAAGTCAGGGACGCTATTATTGGCGCACTGAACGCCATCAACGAATCCGCGCTTGGCGTGTTCGATGACACGCCCACGGAGGGCAGTTCCAACGCAGTGACATCGGATGGCATCTATGACGCCCTGGTGCAGAAGCAGGACAAATTGACCTTCGATGATGAGCCTACCGAGGACAGCGACAATCCCGTCAAGTCCGGCGGGCTTTACGATGCTTTGCAGAACATCCAGCAGGCACTGACCTTCGACGATGTTCCCACGGAAGGATCCGACAATCCGGTGAAGTCCGGCGGCATCTATGATGCTTTGCAGAACATCGACTTCCAGATCGATGAGGAACCGACAGAAGGCAGTACTCATGCGGTATCATCTGGCAGCGTATATGATGGGCTGGCTGCGAAACAGGACACTTTGACTTTCGATGATGTCCCGGTGATGGACTCGGAGAACCCGGTCAAATCCGGCGGTATATACACATCACTGCGCGGCTTGCATAGAACCGTCATGGCATCTGAGGTTACGCTGGGAACGACCTGGACCGGAAATGGACCCTATACCCAAACAGTCATAATCCCGTATGCCACAAGCCATTCCCTTGTCAACCTACAGCCGACAGACGAAGCATTGGCACAGCTTATCAGTGATGGCGTCCGGGCGATGTGGATCGAAAACAACAATGGCACGCTGACGGCTCATGCTATTGGAGGTGTCAATTCTGTAGAGCTGACCATGCAATGTACGGTTGAGGATACAACTGAAACATTGGAGGTCGGCGTTATCGATGACATTCTTGTATTCCCTGGTTCGGACTATCCTTCAGTTGTTGATGACATTCTCTTATTCTGATGCGGAGGTAATAATGTTATGGCTTTGCATGGTATCAGAGTGGGCGGGACAGTCCACCAATACGACTACAACTATCTCGCCAATAAACCTTCTATCGATGAAGGTCCAACCGAAGGCAGCACCAACCTGGTCGCCAGCGGCGGTGTGAAGGCTGCCCTGGACGCGAAACAGGGTACGCTGACCTTCGACAATACGCCCACGGCGAACAGCAACAACCCGGTCAAGTCTGGCGGCATCAAAACCGCCCTGGACGCGAAACAAAATAACCTGGTATTCGACACTACGCCCACATCCGGCAGCACCAACCCGGTCACGTCAGACGGTATCAAATCGGCGCTGGATGGTTTGTCCGGCGATGATGAATTCTCCGACAGCAGCACGCACCCGGTACAGAACAAGGTCATCAAGGCAGCGCTTGACGGCATCGATGACGCCATCGACGATATCAACGAAGAGCTTGATGATATTGATGGAGAGTTTGACAAGGTCGTTCATGTGGACAGCGCGTCACAGGGTTTCACCGATCAGGAGAAGTACAACGCCCGTTTCGCCATTGGCGCAGTCGGTATCAACGACATCGGTGCACAGCGCTTCGGCGTTTCCGGTGTTGGAGGAAGCTCCCGGACGCTGACGAGACTGTATGACGCCGTGGGCATGACGGCTACGCCCAGCACCGATCTGGTGGCCGGTTCCTCTGACTTCGACAACTATGCGCCATTCAACCGCAAAAAGTGCGTTGGCACATGGACAGTTCCATCCGGCAGCAGTAAGGCATGGTTCACCGTTAATGCCTATTATGGCGATGCGGACTATGCTGAGGATGGTACCATGGGCGACTATGTGGCCGTCGAAGTTGACCCGTTCTATTATTATGATAAGGACGGGATCCTCGCGGTGTCCACATATCCCATGCCCGGGTATAAAATACACCCGGTCTGCCTGGACTACGACGGGAACATCAGAGCGCATTCATACATTCCGTGCTACGCGCTGGCGCAGGATGCAAACGGCAAGGCTGTATCACTCCCTGGCTACCAGAACCAGCGCGGCGGATACAAGGATCTGCGCGACTACGCCAAGACCTACGCTGATGCGGACGCCAAAGCATACGCCATGATCGAGCCGTCGGCGGTATGGCATTACGAGTGGATGCTGCAGACCATTGAGTTTGCAACGCAGGATATGCAGACCGTGATGTATGGCGCGGCCAGTATGAGATACTCTGATGATAAAATTGTTGCTGTCCCTGGTGCAAATAAAATTGTAGTTGGGAGTGCCGGTAGCAATTTTGTTGTTGGCCAGACGATTTATATCGGTTCAAGCTACAGTTCTTCTGTCGATGTAAGGACAAGCTATAATTGCATTACGGCAATAGAAAAATGTACTTCGGATGGTACGCCGAGCAGTTCCGGTACATACTATCTTTTGACTTATGATGGAACAGATAGGTCGTCCAGTATTGTTGTGAATACGTGGGCAGTAGCATCTCGCCCATGGATCACAGGTGCAACGGCAGGCTATGCTCCCGGCGTTAATGCAATCCTCGGACATACCGGCTGTCCGGTCCATCTGACCAACGGCAAATATCCGATGCGGTACCGCTGGCGCGAGAATGTCTACGGCAATCAGAATATGACCGCGCTCGATCTGGCGGATGTGCGCGTTTCCGAGGGCAATGACGTGTACCATCTTGAGTGGTACTTTCTTGCTGACCCACGCAAGTATATGTCGTATGGCAACTACGACAAGACCGTCCTCACCGATACGTCGAAGGGCTGGGTCAAGTTGGGTGCTACCACTCCTGCGGCCAGCTACGTCAATGGATACATCAAGGAACTTGGTGCGGATCCAGACTATCCCTTTGTCAAAGTTCCCGTCCTCACTACTGACGGCAGTGCGTCCACTTACTACTGCGACTATGCGTACCTCGTGTACTCCAACGAGGTTCGTGCGGTGCGTCGAGGCGGTTACGTGAACAATGGTGCGTACGCCGGTCCGTGCTTCTTCAGCGCCAACGACAACGTCTCGTCCGCGGTCTGGTACTACGGCGCGGCCCTTTATTTTCTCCAGTAGGGGGTGAATCGGCGAAGCCGAGAGGGGGCCGCAGCCCCCTCGTAACCCCTAAAACCTAATCGCCGCGTAAGCGGCGAAATTTTTTCCAAAAAATGGAGGTTCTCTCGAATTTTGTTATAGCCTGACAAACACCTGACAAAACATGGAGAACCTGCTATAATGCTTCAAGCGGGATTGGATGTGATTCTTCTGGCCGTTTGGCATCCTGCGAACCTCGTGAACTCCAACGAGGTTCGTGCGGTGCGTCGAGGCGGTAACGTGAACAATGGTGCGTACGCCGGTCCGTGCTTCTTCAGCGCCAACGACAACGTCTCGTCCGCGGTCTGGTACTACGGCGCGGCCCTTTCTCTTACCCAGCACCCGGCATGGCCGCTGATGCGACATCCCATGCCGGGACGGTGACCCGATACGAAGACGAGGTATTTGTGCACATCCTTTTCCGTAGTTGGTAACAACTAAAATGCTCCCTGCTGGAGCGGCTTAGTAAACCATTGAAAGGCCGTAAGGGGAAAAAGGCATGAAACGAGTTGGCAATTTGTGGGACAGCTTCATTTCGCTGAAAAATGCGGAGCTGGCTGTATACGACGGTACGCAGAATAAGCGCACCGATTTTGTGGTGTATCGAAAGCTCGGATACCACGATAATATCCCGGAGCATATGGGCAAGCTGGATCCGAAGAAGGTGCGGCGTTATGCCCAGCACCGTATCGATGATCTGAATAACGGCTGGACTGCCTCTGAAATGCGGCATTTGGTCGTGAAGCCCACCTATGGTAAAAAGCGGAATATCGACTGCCCATGCCTTGCCGACCATATCATACATTGGATGCTCATACAGACCATTCATGATCCTATCATGCGTGGAATGTATGAGCATTCCTATGGTTCGATTCCTGGTCGCGGTATTGACGCTGCCCGGAAGACTGTAGAGAAGTGGGTGCGCCTGGATACAAAGGCAAAGTACTTCGTCAAGCTGGACATCCGCAAATTCTATGAACATATCGATCACGACCTGTTGAAGACAGCTTTTCGTCGCGTCATCAAGGACACCAGAGTTCTGGATGTTATAGACAATGTCATTGACTGCGTTCCTTCCGGCGTTCCCATCGGAACCTATACATCTCAATGGTTTGCAAACTTCTTCCTGCAACCTCTTGACCACCACATCAAGCAGGATATGTGCAAACTGCGGCGGGGCAAGCGCACCAATTGGGCGGCGCATTATCTTCGCTACATGGATGACATGCTATTGCTCGGCACAAGCAAACGCGACCTTGAGAAAGCCATTAAGGAAATCATCAGGTTTTGCAGAGATGAATTGCATTTGGAAATAAAGCCCGCCTGGGAAATTCGCCGTATTGCCGTGGACTCCAATGACGTCGGCTCCGGCATCGCGCCTATTGATATTGTCGGATACCGTTTCTTCCGTGATCATACCGAAGTCAGGGGCGGCATTTTTCTTCATACATCCCGTCTTGCGACGAAGATAGAAAAGCGCCTGCGTGAAAGAGGGGAGGTGCTGTTGCGCGATGCGGAAGGAATTGTAAGCCTGTGCGGTTGGTTCAGCCACGCAGACAGTCAGCACTTCATCAACGAATACATCAAGCCCAAGGTCAATTTGAAACTGATGAAAGAGGTGATATCGTATGCGAGTAAGCACGGAATTGTCGGAGAGGCCGCCCGTTTATTCTGTCACAAACGAGAACGGGACGGCTTATATCAGATTCTATACGGACGTTCAGGAGGAGCAGCGCGACGACGGTTTTGTTTTCAAGGCAATTATGTGGGAGATGTCCTGCCCCTGGGCTCCGAACTTGGAGCGGAGGATCCACGACAACACGGCGAAGTGGCTGGCGAAGATCAAGGCCGTCACCCGTGAAGAAGAAGCTCGCGCAGAGCTTGAACGACTGAAGGAAACCGCGACTGACAACGCCATCTGTGAGCTGGCGGACATCGTGGCAGAAATGATGGAAGCCATTTCAGAATTGGCTGAACTGATCGCATAAAGAAGGAGGGAAGTATCATGGTTGACCTGTATGTGAGGATGGTTCTGGCTGGCCAGAAATCCATTGACGATATCAAGTCTCTTTGGCGTGATGCCGTCCGAATCAAGGTCTACGCCAAGCGGATCGAGCTTGGCGAGATCACCATTGAAGATGTGCCAGAAGAGTGGCGCGATGCCGTCCAGGCAGAACTGGATAAGGCCGCATAAAAGGAGAATATCCTATGAGCTATTTGCGTGTGATCGAGCGCCTCGAAAATATGCTGCATATGGCATTAGAGATCATCGACGAACAGTCAAAGCTCCTCGCCCAGCACGGAATTGAAACGGAAAGCGGAAAACTTGAAGCTGAAGAACAACGGTTCCGTGAGGACATGGAGCAATGGTGCTAAACAGAATAAACGACGGATAAAGCGTCAGCTGTAACAGGCTGGCGCTTTTCTTATGCAGAAAAGGAGGTATTGACTATGCGCATGGATCCTTTTGATATGCCGGACGATGAGCTGGAAACCGAAGGCACGGGCGCGGAAGGCGAAATCGTGTATGTCCTCAACAATGGCACGGCAGAAGCGTTGAAGGTGCCGGACGATGTAGGAGAGGAGGATCACGACAATGTTGACTACGATTAAGCACGGCGACAGCGGCAGCCTTGTCAAGGCCGCACAGCTTCTTACTGGTTACGCTGATCGGAACAATGCCAGCGGCCAGTTTGACGCGGGCTTCGTGGCGCATATCGTCGCATGGCAAGGCAATCACAAGATCACTGCCGACGGCGAGATCGGCCCAGCGACATGGACGGCTATTGCCTCTAATGCGCCGACCTGCTCCACATCAAAGAACAAGACCAGCGCCGCGACGCAGGCACTCCAGCTTCTTCTCGACGGTGCTTCACTCACCGCTGACGGCATTTTCGGCAGCCGTACAAAGTCGGCGGTCGCAGCCTATCAGGCGGCATCCGGCCTTGATGCGGATGGCATATGCGGCAAAAAGACTTGGTCGGCGCTGATCGTCGGCAAGGAGAATGCCACCACGGACAGCCCAGTCGATACTTCCACTATCACGACCCATACGCCCGGCACATTCAAGCAGCCGGTCGATTACAAACAGGCCGACAGCAGATGGGGCAAGAAAAACTATACCTCATGCGGCAAGGCAAGCCAGACAATGGCGAACAGCGGCTGCGGACCCACGGCCATGGCCGATGTCCTCGCCACCTGGTTCGGCACGAGCATTACGCCCTGGACGCTGGCACAGCTCGCCATGAAGTGGGGAGACCGCACGGCCAGCAGCGGCACGGCGTGGAGTTTCTTCGGTCACATCCAGAGCCACTTCAAGATCAAGAAAATGATCAGCACCACGTCCCTCGCCACGCTGAAAGCCTGCCTCGACGCCGGAGGCTATGTGGTATGCAGCATGGGACCCGGCTACTGGACCAAGGGCGGACATTACATCTGCTGCTGGAAGTATGATGGAACCTATGTCTACTGTAACGATCCCGCCAGCTCAAAGCGCACCAGGCAAAAGAGCAGCGAGTTTATGAATGAGCGCAAACACTTCTGGTGCTTCTATCCCGAAGTGGAGGCGGCGTAATGGCATCGACGATTCAGATCGCGGTGGCACGTGCCGACCTCATTCTGTGTACAATCGCGCACATCATTCCCCGGCTCCTGTTGGCATTCGTTGTGGGAATTGTCGCAGGAAAGGCGGTGCTGAAATGCCGTGGCCGATAATTCTGACCGTCGTTGTTGTCATCTGGATAATGGCGACGATGTGAGGTGGTAACGATGCAGCTGAAAGACCTTACCTTTGGCACGTTTTTAGGCGCGGTTGTCGTGCTGCTGCTTCTGGTCGATATTTACATCAAGGTCATGACCGCGATTAAGACGGCCAGAGAAGAAAAACGACGGCGCGATTCGCCCGTCACGACGCTGGAGGATACTGTGAAGGACCATACCGCAAAGCTGAAAAACGATCACGGAAGACTGAACGAGCTGGAGGATAGCAACCGGGTAATCATGCGGGCGCTGATGGCGCTGCTCTCGCATGAGATCAGCGGGAACAGCGATGAGAAGCTGATAGCGTCCTTGGACGAGATTCAGAAGTTCCTGATCGAAAAATGACGAAATACTTGGATTTCGTATAAGTACACCTATACGTTTTCACATGAAAAATGCAGATTCAATGGACGATGAAAGGGGTATCATCATGAAGAAGATTCTCACTGTCCTGCTGGCCGCGATTCTGATGGCTGTTTTTTGCCTTTCCTGCATGGCCGAGACTGCCGCCGAGCCTCCTGCTGTCATGTTCACCGTGAACATCACACAGCTGCTCATCTCCATCATCGGCGTAATATTCAGTGCGCTGTTGGCCTGGATCATCAAGGCAATCATCCCTCCCGTAAAAACGTGGCTGGATGAACATACTACCAATGAACAACAGACCCGCGCTTGGACGATGATAAAATGGCTGGTCGAAGCTGCCGAGCAGACAATTACAGGATACGCCAAAGGCTCGAAGCGTCTCGACTGGGTCATATCAGAATTGAAGAAACGCGGAATAGAAGCTGACCGCGCCATGATCGAAGCCGCTGTGAAGGAAATGAAAGATAAGGCCAGGGCGGACATCGCCAAGGCAATCACGACGGATGATGACTGCGAAGAATGCAGGATCAGCTTTGATGACGGGAAGTAAATAAGGTTAGGCCCTGCCGATGGTGGCAGGGCCTGTTTTTTTGTTTTGGCTATTCGTTGAGCAATTCAAGCAACAACATCTTCTGGTTGAATCCAATGCGGTAGCTCATCCACAGATAGTCAACAACGTGCTCATACATCGCGCCGTCATCGTTGCCGTTCTTGCGGTAAACCAAAAGCCTGCTAAGGACATTTATGTCCCTGTCAGTCAGATAGTGCTTTTCGCTGGCATATTTGACGGTGTCTCTGATCATTGTCACCGTGATGTTCAGCAGCTTCTCATCCATATCGTCATAGTATTTATCGGTGATGCTCATCGGTGGCTCCTTTCTGCCGTCGTAACCTTCGTGGAGGGTGCCTTGTTAATCCAGCGAATCAAAGTAGTCGGCTTCTGCTCTCGCGTTCTGGATGTAGTGGTAAGCGTCCCAGTCATCCTCGGTCCAGCTATCGCGTCCGATGCTGTTCAGGCGCTCCATCTCTTCATCTGCCCATGTTCTCGCCATTGTAATTTCCTTCCTGGGGCGGTTTCGCCGCCGCCCCTCGGCCTTTCGTGCTATCCAGCGATCTTGCCCTTGAACATCAGGTCGAACAGCATCGCCTTGAGCCTCATGATCTCATGCTCGCTCTCTGCGGCTTTCTTTTCCCACTTCGCGCACTCGCCATCCAGGCGGCAAACTTCCATGTCCAGGTAATGAACCTGTTCCCGCAGACCTTCATTGACGCGCACCGTCTCGGCCTGACGGCCTTTGGCAAGGTTGGCTTCGGTCATCGCGGTCTTAACCTTCTCCATAGCCTCCTGCGCTTCTGCCTTGGCCTTGGCTTCGCCCCTGTTGGCGCATTCGATGCTGTTGGTCACGCTATAGGCGGCATCCCATTCAATGTTCTGGTCGGCCAGCTCCCAGGCTCCCTCAAACGCCGTTCCAATGTAGCTCTGCGGCCCAAGCTCCGCGACGATCTTCTTCATCTTCTCAAGCGCCCGGCGTTCTTGCTCTTTGGTGGTCATTTCGTAAACCTCCTTAAGCCTTGAAAATAGCACGCGCAATTCCGCGCAAAACCATGTAGATAACTGCGAATGCGATAATGAATTTCATCTTGACGTTCCTCCGTTTTTATGATATATTTTTGGTGTGGGGCGGTTGCCCGCCCCAGTCGGTCAGTTAAGTCCCAAGAGCTTAATGATGATCGCTGTGATCAGGCCGACCATCAGGTCGATTAAAGCGGGTGCCAGCCACTTTTCGACCCACGCCGGAAGTTTGTGTTTCCGGCGTTTTCTTTTGCTCATTTTAACCACCCCCTTTAGTTTATTGTCATTCGGTATTCCCTCCTGACATTTTCAATTATATCATAGTTGCCCATAATTGTCAATAGTTGCCCATAAGTTTGATTGTTAAATATTAGTTGCCCATAAGTATTATATTGAAATATGTGCTCCTATGCGTTATAATACCAATATGAGGAGCGTGATCGAAATGGGAAAACAAAACATTCAGGCCATCAACAAATGGCAAACGGAGAACACAGAGCTTATCCGCATTAGGCCCAGGAAAGACGAGTATCTGATCGAACGCATTCAGATGGCGGTAGACGCTGGCAAGACCAAGAGCAGACAAGGGTTTATCATAGAAGCCATAAAAGAAAAATTGGAGCGGGATGGGATCCCGATCATCGATCCATTCATCGAATGCACCGACAATGAAGCTCCGGGCGAATAACCCGGAGCCTTTTTCATTCTGCGCTTGCCCGCGCTTTTCTGGCTTTTGCGTATCCGGCGTACCGTGCATTCAATGCGGCCTTTTCCTCTGGTGTCATGGCCGCTCGTTTTGCCCTGCGCCGCTCATTGTCCCTGTCGTACTGGGCGCGTTTCTGTTCCGGCGTAAGAGCGGCGAATCGCTCTGCGGCCTTTTTCCTTGCCTTTTCGCGGCGTTCCTCATCGCTCATGGGCGGCTTCTTCTCTTGGCGCGTCTTGCCCTGTTCGGCCAGCTTGCGGTCGTATCTGGCCTTTGCCCATGCAGTTTTCTTTTCGCGGTACTCTTTCGCTTTTTCATGGAAGGCATAGCCGCAAACAAGTATCGGTTTGTCCTTCCGGGTTCCAATGCGGCAGTTCCCAACGCAAATGGGCGTTTTCACCACCAAATTTGCGAACATGGTATTCAGCCGGTTGCGCCATGCGCTGATGAAGAAGCAATGAAACTTTTTCCCGATGTCTTTAAAAGTCTTTTTCACCACAAGCTCCCAGAGCAGAATCAGCGCTTCGCCCATGGCATCATCAAACGTCCAGGAGAAGGCATTCAGAAAGCCCTTGCTTGCATTCAAGATGATGGGCTTCATGCGGTAGTGAAGCTCCTTCAAACCGGCATCCAGTGGCGTCGTGGCGGCGCACAGTGCGGCGTATAGGGCTTCATTGGAAACGCCTTCATAGGCTGGGTCGAAGGTGTAGCAAGGCCGATCTGCGGCCTTCTTGTCGATTGCCTGCATCATGGTGGTGACCTCCTTGTGTGTTTCTCTTTGGTAGTGTGTACATTACCATAGGTGCGCCAGTATTGGAATACCAGACGTACACAAGAATCACAGCCATGAATTGTTGGTATCGATCTATGAGAATAGCGGCTCTTTATCAGAGCCGCCTTGTTCTTATTGGTTATTCATCGGTATCAGATTCGGCAATGAGGCCGCACTCAACCAAGTACTTCTGTATGGCTTCGCGCATCCGCTTGTCCTCTTCGGCGCGTCTGTTTTCTTCATCGCGCTTCTTTTTCTCCGCTGCCTTGACGGCGCGTTCCGACCGGGCATGCGCCACCTGTTCACGAATGGCGCGATCTCGCTCCTCACCTTCCAAGATCTCTGAATCCTTCACTAAAACCAACACCTCATCAATGTTTTTCTGGAGGGCATAGCAGAGCCTGCCGAGGTCATCAAGCGTAATGCTGTTGTTCATTCCGCTGATGATTTCGCCGATGGTTGTAGGTCGAATACCAGTGATGTCTGCCAAATCCACGCGCCGGAAATCGAACTCGCCAATCCAGATCTCCTTCACGTTCCACTTTACTCGCCACATGTCAAAAGCCTCCTTGCGTTATATTTTACCAGACCATGGCGTTTTAGTCTGGCTTTTGTTAGCTTATGGCGAAATTCGGCAGACAACAAGGATTCTGTGATTTACGGATGATGCTTGTTAGTAAATCACGGATTCCGTTAGAAAATAGGTGATTGCAAGCAAAAAAACCAGACGATATGCGTCATAAAAGACGCTGTTCGTCTGGTTCACAAAAGTTTAACAACCTACCGCCTCGGGAAAATACCAGGTAATCACAAATCCAGAGGATGTAAGCGCTATTTTGTTATTGAGATTGCAGGTTAGCGCAAGGTCGGTGATGGTGTACCATCTTCGACTTACGCTAACCCTATCACCGTTAGCGGATTGCCCGGAATCTTCGGATTCCGGGTTTTCATTTTCCATGAGCCGAATTTCGAACATCTTCTTTTCTCCCGTGAAGTCCACGGACATAACGAAATGATCCTTGTACAGATAAACAGCCCGCACAAAGTCGCGGATTATCATCCGTTGAAAATCCGGATCCTTATAGTCACCTTTGCGGATGGATTCCAGATAATCCACCACCAAATCCCTGTCGATGTCCAGGGTGTTGTATTTCTCTATGGCGATCAGCCCTTCGAGCTTCTTCTTATCGGCCTGCAGCACTTCCATGCGCTCTTTGACCTCATCCGACATTATGCCCATTTCAATGGCGCGGATGATGTTGTCGATCTGTTTCTTGGTGGCGGTGAGCCGCTTTTCATATGTGGCCATTTTCGACTTCGCATTGTACTTTTTGACGAAAACGACCATGTTGTCAGCGATCCAGTTCACCGTGGAATCATCCAGCACGCATTCAAGAACAGCCTTGGTAATCTCGGCTTCGATGTATTCCTTTGAAATGTTCGACTTTTCGCAGGCGTTCTGCGTCCGGCGCGTCTGGCAGGCATAGTAAAAATACTTGGTGCCAAGGTGTCCGGTCCCAGAGTAGCCCACCATTGCACCGCAGCAATAGCCACAGAACAGCTTCCCAGTCACAAGATAATCGTTATTCTCATGCCGCCTTGCACGAATAATCTTATATTCGCCCAGCTTCTTTTTCGCCATTTCAAAATCACTCCGTTCTATGATCTGCGGCATACCGCCCTCGATGCGGATGTCATCATAAATATATGTCCCGGTATAGCGTTCGTTTTCAAGGATATTGTGAAACGAGTTTTTCTTCCATGGCTTTTTCTGCTTTGTCAGGACGCCACGGCTGTTCAACTCCCTGGCGATGTCGATGTACGTTTCATCATTGATAAACCGCCGGAAGATTTCAGCGACGATCTTTGCGGCTTCCTCATCCAGCGCATATCGCCCATCATCGCCCTTCTTATAGCCATACGGGATGGTGGAGACAACCTTGCACTTCTGGGCGCTGTCCCGGAGTCCGCGCCGGATGTCCTCGGCCATGTTCTCGGAATAGAACTGGTTCATGTTCATCATGGTGCGGAGCATGAACCGACCTGTGGCATTATCCTCGAATGCCTCTTTGCAATACACGACACGGACGCCAGCACGCGAAAGACGCTCCTCATAGCGGAGAGCGTTGGTCATGTTGCGGCTGATGCGGTTGGACTTGTAAGCCAGGAGCACCTGGAACTCATGCCGATCAGCAGCGCGGAGCATCCGTTGAAGCCCTGGGCGGTTGTCCCTTTTGCCGGAGATTGCGCGATCTTCAAAGGTGGCGACTATTATCAATCCATGTTGTTTTGCGTAATCCTGGCACTCCGCGACCTGCTGCTCGATGCTGGCATCGTTCTGGACGGATGAAGAATACCGGGCATAGATTGCCGTGTTGAGTTGATCGAGTGCCTGTGTTTTCGTTTTTTTCATAGACATCTTGCCTTTCGGTTTAATGTCTGCTATAATGAAATAGCAGACGATGAACTTGCCTTGTGAATCGGACTGTATAGCCTGCACCTGTGTGGCCGCACGGATGCGGGCGCTTTTTTATTTGAAATTGAGCGTTACGGGCGGCACGTCGTAGGAATTATAATCCGCATCATCGCAGTAGAAGGAAAGCTCAACCGTCTCCACTTCTTCAATGGTGCTGATGTTCGCATCGGTCAGTAGCAATTTGAAATGCTCTTTTGCCTTATGTCCAGCTTCAATCTCGATGTAGCCGACATGCTCCACCTGCCAGCCATTGATTGAAGACGTATTGACATAAATCTCGAAATTCTTATCCGAATTGTTCTCAACTACAAAATCAATTTGCAGCGCGTCATTCTCATCCACGTAATCGTCAAGGCTATAAGATTGAACCGTTGCTTTGACGCCTTCCACATCAAACAGCACGGCTCCATCAATGCCGGAGGCGGATCCGCCGCGCTTTGCAAGCTCGGCCTGGGCATTGGCGATCTCGGCTTGAATTGTCGCGTCATCCATTGATGCCCAATCAATCTCGGCAGCGAATGCAGAACAGCCAACCAGCGTTAGGACAAGCACCAGCAACGTACACTTGAACATCTTCATAACGACATCTCCTTTCATCTGTTACTCAAGAAAGCATTCAAGGAAATACTCTATATGCGTTTATCCCTCCTTATTCTTCTATGTAGTCGTAAAGCGTAATAGTGACCTTTGCGTAGTAGCCGATGGAATCGCGCTGGATGTCGCCATCCTCATCGAGCATCTTGCTTTTGCCTCCCTTGATTTCTATATCGACATCCAGAATATCATCATTTTCTATCAGTTTTCTGACGTGGCTCACGCTGCCGCTTTTGATATAACCGATATGCACATTATTCGCCATTACCTTAATGGCATAATTGCCGGTTTCGGCATTGTGTTCTTCTGGTACCAATTCAGCAGAAACTGAATCAAATTCATATTGGTAAACCCTTTCCCACGGTGAAAAGTTTTCTTTGAATTCTGATTTTGACAAATCATAATCATAATTATAGAGCCCAATGGATTGAATTTCACTTTGCCTAAATGAAACGCCAGCAACTTTATGATTCTCCGTTTTGTGCAGTCTTTTTGCGGGTGTCATTACTGCTGGTGCTGGCGTTGTTGTTGGCTTCGGTGTTGTCATTTTTACACTGAATGTATATGATGGTGTCGGCGCAGGCGGCTCCGTGGGAACTGTTGTAGGTGTCTGCGGCGTGGAAGGTGTGAATGGTTCCATCTTGGGCTTTGGCTTCAGCTTTCTGGCAATGGTGCCACACAAACGCTTGATCGAGGTAATGAAAATCACCATCATGCCAAGCGCTCCAATCCCGGTTCCAGGATTGGAGTCTGGCGCAGAATTCTTGCTGATCATGTTCATGGCCATGCCAACGCACATAATCAGCAATCCGATTATGAATCCGCTCTTATACCATGGGCGTTTGATTTTCACATAGATCATCCTTTCTAACAAAATCCGTTAGACGCTTCCAAAGTCATATTCTGGTAGAATTTTTATGCTATAATCCTTCCAGCCACCGGTGAGCAAGATTATTCTATGGAGGTTGTTGCTTATGGTTACTGACGCTGAATTGAATCTGGCGCTGTCTATTTTCCGGGCTCTGTCGCAGGAGAATCAGAAGATTTTGCTTGATCTCTCAAGAGAGCTGCGGAAATTACAAGAAGAATATGCCGATTCTGATCGTTGAGTGCAGAGAAGTTATCTAAAAACTCCTGTTCAAAGATCGTAAGCCCGCCCGATACGGTGGGCTTTTCTTCGTTCTGGTCAAGCAGTTCATCGGGATCTGCTTTTAAGAAATAGTCAAGCTCCATACCCAAAGCATCAGCAAACTGCTGGATCATCTGCAAATTCACCTTTTCATTATCTCTCTTGATAATAGAATAGATGGTGTTTTTGCTTATTCCAGTCATTGTTGCCAGTGTTCCAGGCTTTATTCCCTTCATCTTCAAAGCCTCTTCTAACTTTTTTCCGAGTGCCATTTGATTTCACCTCCATACGAAATTTCTGTTACCTTTATTATATATGTCTTAACAAAAAATGTCAATGAAAAAATTTTGCATTTGCACAGATTTTCTATTGACAAGCACGCAAATTCGTGCTATTATTAGGTCACAAAGCACGCAAATGCGGGCTTTTGAACCGGTAAAGGAGGTGAAACAATGTATCCGAATTTGGAAAGCGTCATGACGCTTAAGGGCATTACCTTAGAGAATTTTGCTGCCGCGCTTCACATTCACCGCAACACTGCAGCAAATAAGCTCAAGGGTGAGAGTGATTTCACTTACCCGGAAGCGATGATCATCTCGGAAGTTCTTTTTCCCGAGTATAAGGCGTCGTACCTGTTCAAACGGAAAGTCGAAGATGTAGGATAGGGAGATGAGTAGCATTGGAATCAACGGCCACCAGCGGCGTGATCCGGCACGAGCTGATCCCGGAGCATACGCGCACGGACATCATGGAGGTAGTGTTCAAGGGCGTCACAGCCTACCAGCGTTACCTTCAAGAAAGCCCGGAGCGTATGCGGCAGTATCTGGAGCGAAAAGCCGAGCGGCAGAACGCTCAGCGCAAATGAAAGCGGCCCGCTGCTGGACATCAGCGAACCGCTCAGGTTAGAGAGATGAGCGTTAGGATTATCGGGCGATAACCTGTTGAAATGGCTCACCATTATTCTATATGATTTGCGGACTTTTGTCAAGGAGCGATTTATGGCAAAGACCTATGACGCCGTCGAAGCGGCGAAGGCGCAGGAGCATCACTGCAATGAGCGCAAGGTTCCGTTCTTTGCGCCGCGCAACGGCTGGTGCTGCTACTGCGGCAGGAACATCTTCGAGCCGTATACCTACCGCCGGGAACCAATCCTGACCACAGGCATCAGCGTAGAAGAAGCCGGATCCCGCATCATTACCAGTTGCCCGCACTGCAACCATACCTTCACAGATTGAGGATATCACAATGATCTGGAACGAAGCGCCACAGGTGGGCTTCAATGAGAAGCGCCACCAGTACACCAAAGATGGATTGATTCTTCCGAGCGTGACGCAGATCATGAAGCCGCTGACGCTTTCCGTTTACGATGGAACGCCCAGGCAGGCCATGAGCGATGCGGCAGACCGAGGAACGAAAGTCCATGCGGCAATCAGCGACCATGTGCTCTACGACATTCTGAAATATGATGATGAGATGGAGCTTTACGTTCGCGCATTCCTGGACTTCGAGAATCATTTCAAGCCCACATGGTTGGCGAGCGAGTGCAGGATACACCACAAGAATCTGGACTATGCCGGAACGATTGACCTGATCGGCTATGTAGAGCCGGATAACGGCAACGGCGTTGATGTGGTGGATCTGAAATGTACCGCACAAAACCACAAGATTCTGTTAGACACCCAGTTGGGAGCCTATGCGGAGGCCCTGAAAAGCCATGATGTGAAGATTCGGAATTGCTATGGTCTACAGCTTTTGAAAACCGGCAAATATCGCTTCACCAAACAGGATCCAGTAAACGGCTTTATGCTGTTTCTGCATTGCAGAGGACTTTACAACGCACTAAGGAGGTAGAGAAAATGAGCGAATTGGCTGTAGTCAGCACGGACGCCAGCATCGAAGAGAAGTTGGAACAGTCCGGCGCGATGGCCATCAAGACCGCGAACGCCCTGGTCATTGACAACCAGGAATCTTATGAGGAAGGTGCCAAGTATCTGCGCGTGATCAAGGAACGCATCAAGCAGATCGGTGAATACTGGGCGGAGCCCAAGAAAGCCGCGCATCAGGCGCACCAGAACATCGTAGCCAAGGAAAAGGCCATGCTGGAACCCATGCAGAAGTCCGACAAGATCATCAACGAGAAGATGCGGGCTTATATGCGGGAACAGGAAGAGAAGCGCCGCAAGGCCGAAGCGGAAGCCAGGCGCAAGGCCGAGGAAGAAGCCAGACGCCTGCTGGATGAAGCCATCAAGGCCGAGGAGAATGGCGACGCACAGACAGCTGCCACCAATATGGCAATGGCAACGATGATCTCCGAGACGCCCATTGCGCCGGTTGTGGAAACGCCGAAGGCGCAGGGCATCAACACTCGCAAGGTCTGGAAAGCCGAGGTCATGGATCCGGCAATCGTTCCGGCCTATTACAACGGGATGGAGATCCGCGAAATCAATCAGTCGCAGCTGAACAAGATCGCCAGCTTGACGAAGGGCAGCGCGAGCATTCCTGGAGTGCGCTTCTTCGAGGATACCATTCTCGCAGTCAGGAGATGAGCGCCATGGTAAATGTGATCTGCGATTACTGCGGCAAGCCTGCCGAGCTGGTAGACAGCATCATGGTTTACCAGCACGACCACGGCAAGATCTGGTACTGCAAAGAGTGCCATGCGTGGGTAGGCGTTCACAGAGGCACGGAAAAGCCGTTCGGACGGCTTGCCAATGCTGAGCTTCGGCAGTGGAAGCGCAAGGCGCACCGCGCATTTGATCCCATCTGGCGCAACAAGGAAAGCACTACCCGCCGCGCCGCTTATGAGTGGCTGGCCGAGGAGATGGGATTGCCTGTCGAACAGGCCCACATCGGCATGATGGACATCGACCAGTGCAAAGAGGTCATCAGGATCTGCAAGGAGGCAATGAATAGGAAATGAACAAGGATTCGTACAAGACCAAGAATTCGTATAAGCCCAAGCCCAAGCGCGACAAGCACAAGGATGATCTGAAGGCCGCAATGCTGGTCAAGATGTCCGTGGAGCAGACCATCAGCGTGCCCATCGACGTTTACGACGGCCTAATCGCCAACACCGCACGACTGAACGTCCTGCGGAAGGTTCTGGAACGCGCCGATGAATCCTACCAGACCAAGGCCATCATGAAGGCCATCCTGTTGCCGGAAGACTGACGCTTCCAAAGTTGGCATGACCGTGGACGGGTGCCAGCTCACTACCAACCGCATGACTGTGATCAGATGCAGGTTGTCGACTTGATCGGTATGACCGTGGACGGGTACCGATTGCCAGGTAAACAGCATGGCCGTGGACGGGTGCTGCTGGCGCGTTTCAACCGCTGTTCACAAATGGCTGCTGACCGTGGACGGAGTAGTCGTGAACCGCAAATCCATCGCCGTTGACTGTGATCAGAACGGCGAGAAACCGACCGGGAATCATTAAGGCAAGCATCGACCGACGGAGCCGCAAAAGCTCAAATTTGCAAGTTTCAAATCCAAAACTTGCAAAAATCGGCCACAAAATTTTTCACAACCGCTGGTATATATAGGTTGTGAATGCGAATTGAAGAATGAAGGATTTTTGCAACTGCAATTCACAAGTGATGGTTACCACCACACAGGGTAAGGGCTTAAATGCCCGCCCTTACCTGTGAAGTGGAAACCAGTAACCCGCGACGCCTGAGAATGGCGGTCATGAGCAGGTTGTGAATGGGTTGTGAAAAACAGAACGAGAAAAGGAGGTACCCGAATGGGATTGAAGATCAGTTCCGGCAAAATCCCACGCGCTCAAAAGGTTGTGCTGTACGGCGTTGAAGGCATCGGCAAAACAACTCTTGCGGCAAAGATGCCGGATCCGCTGTTTATCGACACCGAGGGCGGCACCGCCCACATGGATGTCAAGCGCATCGACGGAATCGGCTCATGGGAGCAGCTGATCGCAACAGTGGAGGAAGTCGCCGAAACACCCGGCGTTTGCAAAACGCTGGTGATTGACACCGCCGACTGGGCCGAGAAGGTTTGCATCGAATACCTTTTCGAAAAGAACAGCTGGACGAGCATTGAAACGCCCGGTTATGGCAAAGGCTACGTTGCGATTCGGGAGGAATTCATAAGGCTCCTGGACGCCTGTGACAAAGTCATCGCCGCAGGAATCAACGTGGTGATTACCGCCCATGCGAAGGTGAACAAAGTCGAACTTCCGGATGAGATGACGGCATATGACCGCTGGGAACTCAAACTCACCAAGCAGACTGCGCCGCTATTGAAAGAATGGCCGGATGCGCTGCTGTTCGCCAACTACAAAACGCTGGTTGTGACTACTGGCGACGGTCCGAACAAGACAGGCAAGGGCACCGGCGGCAAGCGCGTCATCTATACGACACACAAACCCGCATACGACGCCAAGAACCGTCACGGCCTGCCGGATGAAGTGGAGATGCGGTATTCCAATATCAAATCCATCTTCAACGATAATCCCGTGGTGATGGAATTACCGAAGAAGGAACCCAGCACACCTGCGCAGACCGTGGAGCCGCCCGCCGAGCCTATCAAGGAAGAAACGCTCGAAACCATCAACCAGATGATGAACGATGCTGGCGTCAGCGCCGAGGAAGTCCAGAGCGTAGTGGCAAAGAAGAGCGGCAAATTTGCTGCCGAGACGCCCATCTCTGAGTATTCCGAGAAGTTCGCCCAGAACTGGCTGATCAAGAACTGGCAGCGCGTGGTGAATACCATCGAGAACGACCCGAACCATGTACCTATCTGAAAGGAGTTGAAATTCAATGGCGAACAATGAAGCTTTGCTCGACTGGGATGACGTCTTGACGGAAGACGGTCAAGAATTTAACAGCTTGCCGGAAGGCGATTATACCTTCACGGTGACCAATTTCGAGCGCTCCTGGTATAAAGGCTCTGACAAGCTGCCGCCCTGCAATCAGGCCGAGATCACCGTGGAGATCGACAACAATATCGGCTACGCCATCAGCAAATTCAAGCTGCATATGGTGAAGCGCCTGGAATGGAAACTGTCGGCTTTCTTCCGCTGCATCGGCCAGAAGAAGCACGGCGAACAGCTGAAACCCGACTGGAGCACCGTGGTAGGTTCTCGCGGCAAGGCGCACTTCAAGCCGAGGAAAGGCACGAACACCGACAGCGACCGCACCTTCAACGAACTCGACAAGTTCTATGACTGGGATGAATCGGTCGGCATGAAGCCCGTCGGCGACGATGAGGATATGCCGTGGAATGACTGATATGCAGGTGGTTATTGACAGCGCCATCCGCGTCACGGATCCAACCGTTGAGCTTCAAGAGTGGTGCAGGGCAGAGCTCGTCCAGATCAATCCTGATTTCATCAAAAAGGAAAAAATGGGTTTCTGGACGGGCAAAACGCCCGAGAAAATCCGCTTCTACGAAGTGCGCGGGAATACCTGGATTCTTCCATTCGGACTGATGAAGCGCCTGCGCGGATTGATTGATTTCAGGACCGTGCAAAGTGGATTCCAGCCCATTCAGTATGTGGATTACGGCGAGCCGTTGCCGCTTTACGATTACCAGCAGAAAGCAATGGATGAAACCGTCGCCGCTGGTTACGGAATCCTTCAAGCTCCTGCCGGAAGCGGAAAGACCGAAATCGGTGTTGCTATGATCAAGAAGTTCAGACGGACGGCGTTATGGCTGGCAACGACCCACGATCTGCTGAAACAGGCAAAGGAACGCGCTGAGCGGTACATGGACAAGAGCCTGATAGGGACCATCACGGGCGGCAAGGTGGACATCGGCAAGGGCGTAACCTTTGCGACGATCCAGACCATGAGCAAGCTCAATCTGGAAGACTACAAGCATCAATGGGATTGCATAATTGTCGATGAGTGCCATCATGTGGCTGCCAGTGCGAACAGCGCCACAATGTTCTACAAAGTGCTGATGAACCTGTCAGCTCGCCACAAGTACGGATTATCGGCAACTGTGCATCGCGCTGACGGCCTGATAAAATCCACATTCTCATTGCTTGGCAATGTGGTTTGCACCGTACCGAAGTCGGCAGTAGCCAACAAGATCATGCCGGTGGGCATCATCCAGGTGGAGACCAATGCGGAGATGCCGGAAGACTGCATGAGGGATGACCGGGTGGATTATACCAAGCTCATCAATGCGCTATGCGAGGACGAAGAACGCAATTGCACCATCATCGATCATCTGATCAATAACGGAGCATATTCGTGCCTGATACTTTCCGACCGTCTCACCCATCTCGAAACGCTGATGGCAGAATTGCCGGAAGATATGCGGGATAAAGCGGTGATGATCTCCGGCAAGATGGTCAGCAAGAAAGCCAAAGCAGAGCGCGACAATGCCATCGAGCAAATGCGAACCGGCGAGAAGCGTTACCTATTCGCAAGCTACAACCTGGCTAAGGAAGGTCTCGATATCCCAAGGCTTGAGCGCTTGTTTCTGACAACGCCGCAGAAGGATTTTGCGGTAGTGGTGCAGAGCGTCGGGCGTATCGCAAGAATCTTTGACGGCAAGGCCGATCCGATTGCCTATGATTTTGTAGACAACAATATCGGGATGATGATCGGAATGGCCAGGAAGCGGGCGCGAATCTACACCGAGAACAATTGCTATTTTATCGAGAAAGGATAAACAAATGGCATGGATAGCGTCACAGAGAGAAGGGTCTTAGCAGCGCTTGAAGCCATCCCTGTTGCGGATCTTACGCGGGATGATTGGATCGCTGTTGGTATGGCTTTGAAGGATGAGGGATTCTCTGTTGGCGTCTGGGATGATTGGAGCCGGAATGACCGCCGATATCACCAGGGCGAATGCCAGAAAAAATGGGATGGCTTCAAGGGCAGCTCAAAGCCCAAGACAATAGCGACTGTTTTCCAGATGGCGAAGGAACGCGGCTGGACAGAATTCGACGGCAATGCAGCGATTGGATGGGATGATGCCATTGAATACGATGGTGATGAATCGGGATTACCGAGTACAGCACCAAAGAAAAACTGGGATCCCGTTCAAGACCTGATTACTTACCTGGAAACGCTTTTCAAGCCGGATGAGAAGGTCGCTTACATCACGAATGAAGTCTGGAAGAACGATGATGGCAAATGGGTACCGAGCGGAAAGGGCGTTTATAATCGGACAGTCGGAGAGCTGATCCAATCGCTTAGAAAGCATCCTGATGACATCGGCGCGACAGTTGGCGATTATAAGCCGGAAGCCGGAGCATGGATTCGCGTCAATCCCGTAGACGGTAACGGCGTCAAGAACGACAACGTCACCAGCTTCCGATATACGCTGGTTGAATCCGATATCTTGCCGATTGCGGAACAGAATGCACTTTTCCGCAAGATGGAATTACCAATAGCGGCGATGGTTCACAGCGGTGGGAAATCGCTTCATGCGATTGTTCATATCGACGCTGGCAGCTATGAAGAATACCAGAAGCGCGTGGAATACCTCTACAGCTTCATGGAAAAGAACGGAATAGCGATTGACAAACAGAATCGCAACCCATCACGACTGAGCCGAATGCCCGGTATCATGCGAGGTGGGAATCGGCAATACCTGGTAGCAACCAATATCGGGCGCAAGAGCTGGAACGACTGGATGGAATTCGCGGAAGGCTCATCTGATGAACTGCCTGGCATTGTTGAATTGTCCGACTTGCTTGCGGATCCGCCGCCGTTGGCACCGACATTGATTGATGGAGTCCTCCGGCGCGGACATAAGATGCTGATCTCCGGCAGCAGTAAAGCCGGTAAATCGTTTCTGCTGATGCAATTAGCTGTAGCGATTGCGGAAGGTCAACAATGGCTCGGCTTCCAGTGTTCGCAAGGGCGCGTGCTTTACGTCAATCTGGAAATCGATAAGGCATCATGCGCTAACCGATTCGCCGTAATCCGCAAAGAACTCAAGACCCGCAATGTCTATGAATGCAGTCACGAGAACAATCTTCTGATCTGGAATCTTCGCGGATACGCTGTGCCATTAGATTTATTGGTGCCAAAGCTGATCCACAGAACACGGGACTTGAATCTGGACGCCATCATCATTGACCCAATCTACAAGGTCATTACGGGCGATGAGAATAACGCCAGCGATATGGGCGCGTTCTGCAACCAGTTCGACAAGATCGCCACGGAGCTGGGCGCGGCGGTGATCTACTGCCACCACCACAGCAAAGGCGCACAAGGAGCCAAACGGGCGATGGACAGGGCGTCAGGCTCCGGCGTGTTCGCCAGGGACCCGGATGCGCAGTTGGACTTGCTGGAGGTCGAATTAAGCGATGCACAGTTATTCTCCTTCGGAGGCAACAACGTCACGGCTTTTCGATTGGAAAGCTCACTACGTGAATTTCCGAACTTCAAACCAATCAACATCTGGTTTGAGTATCCGCTTCACAGAGTGGATAAAGATGGCGTTTTAAGGGACGCACCCGCACAGGGAACGCCAGCGGCAGGACGCACAAAGAACAAGCACAGCCAGACCGCAACGGATGCACGATTGGCCTTTGACAACGCTTACGATGTTCTGAACATGGACGGCGACAGCGTTTCAGCGGACGAGATGGCGAGTTACCTTGAGCAGGATGTCAAAACGATCTACCGCAAAGCAAGAGATTACGACGGATACGTACTGGACAAAAAGCGGGTTTACCGCATAGGTGGTGAAACGAATGACGGAGATTGAGAAGAAGATTTTCGGCGATATGTACCGATTCGCCGAATCCCACGGAATACCACCGCCGAAGAACACCAAAGCCTGTGACGCTTACTGGAAAAAGATGCACGATGACGCCATCGAGCTGATCGGCGCGAAGTACAGCAACTATCCATTGGCGGTGCAGATGATGGTGGCGATTATCGAATACCGGGAAGAACAGCAGCATGCTGTGAACAGAAAGAGAGGTTTGGAGTAATGGATAAGACCATGATTGCGTGGAAGAAGCACCTGAGCCGTCAGAGCGCAAAGCGCAAGGCCGCGAACAAGGCGGCGAAGATGTCCCGCAAAGCACAGCGCAAGTGAGGTGACGGGCGATGTTGAAATGGGTAGAGCCATTCATGTGGGCTTACATCAGGGTGATTGCATTCTGGCTTCAGCTGGTGGGCTGCATTGGATTGATTGGATTTATGGTTGTCGGATTAGACAACGCAATGAATAAGCTGGTGGAGGAATGATAATGGAACAAGGAATCATCATTCAGTTTCGTGACAGCGACAAGGTGAGTATCTACAATCCCTGCTTCGATGTGACGCGCAACGAACTGGACATTGCGCTGAAGTCGGCGGTATCGGAGATGATCGACAAGGATCTTACCAATTCCTCGGTGACGCTCAAACTGGACATTTGCGCCACTACCGAGGCGGTCGCTGATCGAAACGCACAGTCGGGATGCCGCGAGGCAAAGAACATCGAGATCGGCGCGAAGGTCGGCTATACGCTTCAGTTCAAGAGCGAAGCCAAGTTCGACGTTGTCAGCGCGAAGCATGGCAAAGAACTGGTGATGGACAGCCAGGGCGAGTATTCCATGGTTTCGCACGAAGAAGCATCCGGGCAGCTTTCTATGTTCAATTCGTGGAACGAGTACAAGGCTGCCATGGAGCAGTAGAGACACTCAAACAGCCAACAGGCTGACGGGATAGAGAGATTAAGGAGGATTTTGAAATGGCTACCACCGCAAAGAAGAACACGGATTCTCAGGAAATCATCATCAAGCCGGTTAAGATTCAGAAGGCCGACATCACCATCGTCGGCGACACGCCGCTGATCGTTCATGCCTGGTCGGAAAAGGCCAAGCGCGAGATGCTGGAAGCACAGCAGAAGTTGAAGAAAGACAAGAAGGCAAAGGAGATCAGGCTCCCGGCAAATGAGTTTGTGAGCGCGGCCTACTGGTTGACGCCTATGCCGGAGCTTGGAACCGATCCCAGCGGCAAGGACACGCTTGCCAACTTTGAAAAGGCCATCGCAGCGGGCGCGAAGTTCGGCTTTCCGATCACGGCCATCAAGCAGGCGGCATTGGCGGCTTGCTACCGCGCAGGCATCATTCCCAACCAGATGGGCATGAAATGCAGCTTCTACCTCAACAGCAAGGACGGTGTCAACCTCGGCACCGGTTCCGAGCTGGCGGTGATCCAGTCCGACAATCCGCCGGTGATGCGTGAGGATATGGTCAAAATCGGCGGCGTGTCCAAGACGGCTGATTTGCGTTACCGCCCTATGTTCACCGATTGGAAAATCGATTTGACGGTCAGCCTGATTGATGTCGGCGTGTTCACGATGGAGTCGATCATCAATGCGATCAACCTTTCGGGTTACATGGGCGGCATCGGCGAATGGCGCATGGAGCGCGATGGTGACTTCGGCCACTACCATGTGGAGATTGATGGAGAGAGGGTGTAATCTTGGCAGCGTTTGAATGCAAGTATTCGTACCGTGTGCCTGGGCTTCAAAAGGCTCCGGCAGAGGTTGCGGGCAAAGTGTTCGAGGAGCTGGCGAACAGTGAAAAAGGCTTATCGCCAAAGACGCTGGTAGATGCCAGCCGGGACGAGAATGCGCCGCTCCACGGAGAATTCGAATGGCGCGACGATGTGGCAGCAGAGAAATACCGCCTGTCTCAAGCGCAGGGCATTATCCAGAATCTGCGCATCGTGACAGTGCAGGCCGATGGTAGCGAGGCAATGGATCGTGCGTTTGTGGTTAAGCCTGGCGGCGAGAGCAATTATGTGGCGTTGCAAAGCGCATTGAGCCGTGAAGACTGGAAAGACCATCTGCTCGAAGAAGCCAGACGCGACGTCAAATGCTTCTTAGGCAAGTATCGCCGTTTGCGTGCTTTGTCTGGGATAACAAGTGCGATGGAGCAGTTTCTCCATAATGATGTCGGTTGACGGTTGCGTAGGGCTCCGTTATAAAAAAGCCTGAGACATGGTAAGGATTGGCGGGTTGGAGTTAGGTATGGCGGCGAGGGTTATGGCAGTCGAGGATAGGCGCGGAAAGTTGCGGTTGCGCGGAGTATGGCAAGGCACGGTATGGCAGTCTCGGAGGGGCACGTTAGTGCGCGGAGGGGCTTGCTCCGGATGCGAGGGGCTTGTCAAGGCAGTCTTGGAACGTTTCGGTTCGGTGCGTACAGGTGTTGCACGGTAAGGCTGGGCAGTCTTGGTTCGGTTAGGCATGGAGCTGTTAGTTCCGGCTTGATGAGGCAGTCGAGGATGGGTCAGGCGCGTAAACGGTGCGGCATGGTGCGGTCCGGCGCGGCAGTCGTGGACAGGAATGCAATGTCAATGTGAGTATAGGCATGATGCGGATCTGAACGGTGTGGCAGTAATGGATCGGTCAGTCGCGTAAAGGCGCGGCGGCGCACGGTTAGGCAGTCTCGGATGGGCAGTGCGATGTTACGGATGGTTCCGGCAATGTTCGGCTGGGCGCTGCAAGGCTTGGCAGTCTCGGATTGTTTCGGCGATGCTCGTTGAGGCAAAGCTGGGTATGGCAGTCTTGGAATGTCAGCGCGTGTTGACGATTGCACCGGCGCGGCAGGAATGCCACGGGTTATGTAGGGCTCCCGGTCAACAAAAGCCCGAGACATGGAGAGTAGAGGCTGGTCTGTGTTTGGTATGGTTTGAAGAGGTATGGCAGTCGTGGACAGGAACGGATCGGTCAGTCCCGTATCGTTAAAGCAAGTAGGGTATCGGTTCGGTTTGGCAGTTAAGGACAGGACAGGCTTGGAAGGTATGGTGGGTTTTGCATTGTATCGGATAGTTTTGTCATGGCAGTCAAGGCGAGGCGCGGAAGTGAGTGGCTTGTCGCGGATTCGCACGGAGTGTATCTGTGTGGCAGTTCTGGAAGCGATGGGTTAGGCTCGTACAGGCAAGGTAACGCGGGTTGTGGCAGCCGAGGATAGTTGCGGACGCGCCTGTCAAGTTGGTGCCTGGTGAGCCGTGTTGGGACAAGGCAGTCACGGAAATTCTGTAAGATTGGAGGTAACAACAACGGATATAAGAAGCGTGAGCTTCACTGTTCCGGGTGAGCCTGTCGGTAAGGCTCGCCCGAAAACAGTGAACATAAAGAACAGGGCTACAACGGTAACGTTCACGCCGGAGAAAACGGTGATATATGAAAACCTTGTGAAGGTCGAGTATCAACAACAATGCCATAACTTCTACTTCGGTGAGAAGCAACCATTGATAATGGAGATCATCTGTTATTACGGAATGCCGAAGTCTGACAGCAAGAAAAAACGGGCCGCGAAGCTGGCTGGAGAGATCAGGCCAACGAAGAAGCCGGACATCGACAACTGCATCAAAGCCATTGCAGATTCTTTGAACACTATCGCATACAAGGATGATACGCAAATCGTAAAGGTGGTTGCGGAAAAACGATATTCGGAGAAGCCCAGAGTGGAGATTACGATTTCGGACATAAATGAGGAGGACGGCAGATGAAACCCTACCCTATCACGTCTCCCGATCATTTGCGTGACCTCACGAAAATGGTCAAGTGGGACAAGGACAAGAAGGCCATATGGGATTTCGCCGATGACTGGTTTCGGAAAGGCGATCAGCGCCAGGTTACGCTTGAAGTCGGCAGTAGCGCCCAGGTGGTCTACACCACCGACAAGAAGCGGATCGTGCTGGCGACGCTGTATCAGCGGGCGGCAAAGGACTATGTGAACGGAGTGAGGGTATGAGCCATCTTCGCATACCGCAGCTCAAGGAGCGCTGGCACAATATTCCGCGCAATGAGGAAGTTGTCATCGCGCTTTGTCAGACACCGCACATTCAGCTTCATAATGGCAGGGCATACGACACCAAGGATGCGGATCCTGCGATGCTGGATTACTATCATCGGATGGAGCAGAGCGCATTGATGAAGCATGATAATCGAAAAGTTATCAACTCCACACACTTTCTGGAACTTGCAGAGAAGTACAGGCAGAGACGGGAGAGCATGGAAGCGATTTTGAAGGAGCTGGATGAATGATTTACATGACACAGATTCAGCTGAAAACCGCGCTGGATGATATTCCGACAAGTGAAAACATCAATATTGCCCTGTGCAGTGTTCCGGCATATCAGGTAAACGGTATTGATACATATGAGCGCAGGCGGGCAGCGGAAGCAATCGCGTTATTCTATCGCCGGAGGGCAAGCGAGAACTGGGAAAAGGATCGCCGCAGCTATTCGAAAAAGAAGAAAACACGGCACTATGCCGACATGGCCAGAAACTGGCTCAAAAAGGCGCAGGCCATTGAGAGAATCATTCTGAAGTGGGACATGGAGGAGAAGCCGGATGAACATTATCAAGCCGTCATTTGAGATTCTGGAACGCGACGAGAAGCGCGGCGGACTGGCCATTATCGAACTGGCCGGACGCACCTGCTACAAGAGCGATCCGGGCAAGACGCCGGAGAGCGCCGAGAAGTTTGCCCGCGGGCTTATCAAGCGCCATCACAATTCCGTGCTGGAGCACGGCGATATGATTTTCGAAGTCAATGACAACATCTATGAAACGCTGCGCTCCATGCTCATTAACATTGATGACGCCGGTGAACCGGTGCCTATGCTGAACATGACGCGGATCGGCGGCAGGTGCATCGTCTCCGGCAACATTCGTGCATGGCGGGAACTGTTCGCCATCGGCGAACCGATCAGCATCGCATTCATCGGACACTTTGAACCGGTTTTCGTGAAGGGCTATGGATTCAGATTTGAGGAGTATGTCGGAGAACCGCATATGTATGTCCGGCAGATCTTCTATAGCTCCCTTCATGAGTGCAATGAAAAGCTGGTGCATATCCGGCAGTCGGTTCGGTTTATCTGTGACCGCGCTATTCAGAATGAATTTGTGCGGCATCGCACGGCGAGCTTCAGCGTTGAGAGCAGCCGATACTGCAACTACTCGCAGGATCGTTTCAATAACGAGATCACGGTCATTGAGCCGTCATTCCTGATTCCGGGAACCAAGGCATACAGGCTTTGGGAATCGTCCTGTGAGACCAATGAAGATGCGTATTTCATGCAGCTCAACGAAGGCTTGATGGCGCAGGAAGCCCGAAATGTTCTCCCGTTGTCGCTGAAAACCGAAATGGTTATGACCGGCAACCTTCGCGCCTGGAATCATTTCTTCGATATGCGAGCGCGGCAGACTACCGGGCAAGCCCATCCGCAGGCGGTGGAGCTGGCGGCTCCATTGATGGGCGAAATGACTATGCGTTTCCCGGATGTCTTTGGCGAGTAGCCATGTACAAGATATTCATTGTCGAGAATGGCGAGAGGTATTACCTGCGCGACTGGTTCGTCTATGAAGACAATGATTGCCTGGTATTTACTGCCAATGGTAAGTACGCGATGCGATTCAAGAGCCTAACATTGATGAACGATTACATTTATCAGTTGAAGGCGAACGGCTACAGTCCGAGAACGGAATACTTTTGAAAGGAGCGAAAAACCGTGAAGCAGACCACCATACAGATTAGCATTTTCGAGACCGGCGATCTGGTTGAGATTGACTTCGATGGGATTCGATTGGCGAATAAGCGTCGCAGTCTTGCGAACGTATCCAAGGGGCTGATCCTCTCGACGAAGGAAAAGATGGATGGATCCTTCTCCTACAAGGTGCTGGGCGACAACGGCGTGGTGATAACGCTGCAGCAGAACGAGCTCAAGAACAATGTGTGTCTTGGTCATATTGACCTGACCATGTTGCTCGGTAAGGATGAAAACAATGGCTGACAGAGCATTGGTGATTAAGACCTACGGCAACCCGGAGATCGCCGGAGCGATTGTGGACGGATTGTCCAGGCAGATGATCCCGCTGAACTGTGCGGAACTTGACGCGGTGAAAGCCGAATTGAAACGCCTCCAGGCGCGTGAAGGTACGCGGCAGTATCGGCAACGCAAGGACTGGGATGCTACAAGCGCTGAGCTTCGGCGCAAGTATGGTGTAAAGCCTCATGGGGCGGCTTATGACTACTTCGTGATTGCGTGGGCGCTGACATCCCTGACAGTAGCCGAATGCTGTCGGCGTTTGTCGGTTCGGATAAGGGAGGGCAAGCATCGATGTTAGTGGTGCTGTTCATTCTGGGCGCGATCTTCGGCGGATGTGCGGTAATCATCAACCAGCGTATGGTGGAATTGCAGACGGAGTGTTTTCGCAAGAAGATAGACCGTTTGCAGGACAAGCTCCACAACGACAGAGTTGAGTTTGAAAGCAGGAACGCTTATCGGGCAGGATATCGGGATGGTTATAGAGCCAATACGGCTATCAAAGGACGAATGTCCGATAAAGGAGTGAGACACGATGGACAAACGGCAGAAGGAGATAACGCTGCGGGAAATCATAACGGAAGCCGCAGACCAAAGCGCAAAGAAGGTGCTGAAGCTTCAGCAAAACAAGCCTCCGCGCAAAGAGATTAAAAACAGCTACTATCAGGCTATGGAATCCCTGCTTCGAGCCTATCCAATTCGTGTGCGCATGATGGAGCATCCCGAGGAATTTGAATTCTACAAGCCTGATCACTCAAAAGATATCAGCATTGCGCCGCCTCCCGGAACCGGCGTTGTTGACAAGATCGAATCTGCCGAGATGTATATCGAGGGTCGGAAACGCGCCTATGAACATGAAGTATTCCGGCGGCTTGAAGTAGAATACGCTATGGCTCCATTCAAACATCGGCAGGAGTTCCACGTTATCCGATTGTTCTACTTTAATGAGGACGCGCATGGGAATTTTCGTGGATTGGATGCTAAGCATCTGACATGGGAAGAAATCGCCGCAGAGATGGAAAGTATCGGAATCCAACGCTCCATTACGGTGCTTCGTCGGTGGCGCTCATCTCTTGTGCGTGAGATGACCATTATGATGTTCGGTGCGGACGGCGCATTGGATATAGAATCAAATCGCAAGGAGGATAAGCATGGCACACAAGACAATGGACATGAAGGGTCGGTTCTTCCTGTACAACAGGAAGAATCGGATGTACCTGCACAGGAAGGGAACGCTTGATGACGGTTACGGGCCACAGGCATACATTTACTGGTCGCCGTATTTCGTAAGTGCACAAGGATTTGACAGCCGCAAGGCCGCAGAATCGATGCGCAGGAATCTGAAAGCGGAAGGCCACATCGTGGAGATCGTGACTGAAGCGCAGAAGAGGTATCCTGATGCGAAAAAGAAAACCGGTCGTTAATTACCGCATCTATCCGTATCCAATTTATTCTTGCCCGGTTTGCGATTGCAATCTCGCGTTCAGCGGATACTGGCGTGCGAAGTTTTGCCCGGAATGCGGATTAGGAATTGACTGGACTGGTTTTTCGCCGGAGCGCGATCCAGTTGAAGAAGCAAAGCCCTGGAGGGCTGGCTGGTGGGATTGGCGCACGGAAGATAAGAATCGACATGAACGGGAGGAGGACGCAAAGAAATGTCAAGGCTCGAAGACGTCGTTAAGGCGCTGAAATGTTGCCCGAATGGGTTTTGCATTCCGCATTGTCCTTATTCTGGTATCGGCGCAAAGGATGACACGGACACCTGCAAAAGGCAACTGTTCGATGATGCTGCCGATCTGCTGGCAACGCAGGAAAAGCAGATTGAGCTTCAGTACACCACCATCGAGAAGCTGGCGTTATACATCAAATGCAATGCGCCAAGGCTCATGACGCTGGAAGAAGTCAATGCGATGGGCTGGGATTGCTGCTATCTCGAAGAAGAGATGATGAACGATGTGGCGCTTCACCAGATATTCGGCAAGCATCACGTTCGTTGCATCACATGGCCTATGATCACATCCTGCAAGCTGATGTATGGCGAGGACTCATACAATAAGCGTTGGCGGTGCTGGGACAAGAAGCCTTCCGATTCTGACAGAGAGGCGGCAAAGTGGGATGTCTAAGCGCAGGCAGAATCAGAATGTGCAGTGGTATTACATCAGCCGCAATACGAATCAGGATTTGCTTCAAGGAATCAGTGTTCTTGACAACAGGCACAATATGCCGATTGTCATTTGGACGCCGCACAATACATTCTCACTTGCCCGGCGCTTTTCGACGGTCGACAATGCCATACGCTACATCGAAACAATGCACCTTTCCAATGTCTCAGTAGTCGATAAAGACTGCAATGTTTTCTGGGAGAACGAGGAGGAAGCCCATGACCGATTATAAGAAGGTGCTTTCCGGCGTGAACCGGTGCATTGCAAGAGAAGCGCCGTTGTGTCCCTACTATCCGTGCGCACGGGATGGCGCTGTGGAGTGCGGATTGCTGGCCGACGTCCAGAAGGTTCTGAAGTTCAAAGAGCCTCGCGTGATGACCTTTGATGAGGTTCAGAGCTTGACGGATGAAATCTGTCAGTGGATGTGGATCGAAGAGCGCCAGCACGTGACATGGAATCTTCACCATATGCGGACATTCGTCTATTCGTATCATCCTGATAACGGTAGCTTTTACATCATGGCGAACTGCCATCACGACATCGTGAAGCTGGAGGGCGATGAATACAACAAATCATGGCGGGCATGGACGGTAGAGCCGACACACTATCAGCAGGAGGCAGTACCGTGGAAGGATTGAATGTTGTGTATACCAGCAATCGCATTGATGTGGTGCGGTGTCGTGACTGCAAGTATTCCCATATGACCGTTCATGACAGTTGCAAATTCTGCGACTTCTGGCAGGATGAAATCTATGTTGACGGCAGTTTCTATTGTGCCGCCGGAGAGAGAAGGGATGAAGATGGCCTGTAATGATTATTGCGAAATCGACAAGCCGGAGCCGGGACCGTGCCCGAAATGTGGCGGCACACCGCTTATGAAGGTGAACACTCTGACGGCGTGGATCCGCTGCACGAAATGCGGATACTGCGTTGCAGCGGATGACGTAAAGAATGCCATCAAGGCATGGGAAGGAACAGAAGACAATGGCAAAGCTGATTGATCCCATTAAACTGATAGAGCATCCGAAGAATACGCCGATGTTTGTCGAGTGTCGCGGCCAGAAGGAATTTCGATTCAAGGTTGCCTGGAAATACAACGAGGAGCTGCATTGCGTTCTTCCAATCGGCGGAAAAATTCGATACGACATTGACAAGTATAACATCGGGTGGCGAGCTTGGGACGAATTGCCAACAGAGCAGGATCTGGATACCACGCCCTGGATACGGGAGGATACGCAATGAAGATCATTGACGGTCACGCCATGATAAAGCGCGTGGAGGAGCTATACCGCAAGGGAGGTGTTGATCTGTCGTATTTCAATATTGTTCGTGAAGCTGTCCAGATGGAACCCGCATTACATCTGGATGAGATGACAAAAGAAACGCCAGAGAATGAAAAGTAGTACATGAATCTGGAGGCATAAAAATGGCAAAACTTCTTGACTACTGGGATGCGGCAAACTGCCGTGATCTCATCTATTTGGAAGTATTCTCGGCGGTAAAAGGAACCACAGTTGTCATTCCGGCAAAGCTGCATCGGATTGAATCAGGAATGCTGATTTACACCGATGATACCCAATTTGGACATGGTTGTATGCAAAAGGATTACAACGTCTGGGATATATTCGGATGGCGTCCGTGGAATTCAGAACCGACTGACGAAGAAAGGATTCATGAAACATGGGCAGCGTATCGAAGATAGATTGGTGCGATTCTTCATGGTCGCCTGTCACCGGATGCCTGCATGGGTGTGAATACTGTTATGCGCGGAGAATCGCGGAGCGGTTCGGTTCACATCAGATGCCGATATTTGTAGATTATCCTATTCTGTGTGAGCCTGTACGCTGTACAGACACATACGAGTATATGCGCATGGCAGGGATAAGCGCCGGGAGGATTCAGCCCTATCCATTTGACTTCACGCCGACATTTCATCGGTATCGCTTGGATATTCCGAAGAAGTGGACGAAGCCGCGCACAATATTCGTCTGCTCTATGGCTGATCTATTCGGCGAATGGGTGCCGGATGAGTGGATCAAGGCCGTATTTGATGCCTGCGAACAAGCACCACAGCATCGATACCTGTTTCTTACCAAGAATCCATCCAGGTATACACAGCTTATGGAAAAGGGCATTGTTCTTCCGAATTACATCAAATGGTGGTACGGATATACCATTGACGGCTTGAAGTCTGTTCCACGCGACGCACCAATCAATAAAGGCGTGTTTTGCAGCGTTGAGCCGATTCAGCGCAAGCCGGATTTGCGGATGCTTGATGAAATCGCCATGACATCCTGGGCGATTATCGGCGCGGAGACAGGCAATCGCAAAGGGAAGATTATCCCGGAGCGGAGTTGGATTGAATCCATCATTAATCGGTGCAGGGATGAAATGATCCCGGTTTTCATGAAGGAAAGCCTGCGCGACTTGATGGACAGCGATTTCAAACAGGAATATCCGTGGGAGGTTTAAGGTTTGAGAGAGATTGTCGTTGATAACTTCGCCGGAGGCGGCGGCGCATCAACCGGTATTGAGATTGCTATCGGGCGCAGTGTGGACATCGCCATCAATCATGATCCGGCAGCCATCGCAATGCATCGGGCGAATCATCCGACCACAACGCACTATACGGAGGATGTGTGGAAGGTGGATCCCGTGGAAGCTTGCGCAGGACATCCCGTGGCGCTGGCATGGTTCTCTCCTGACTGCAAGCACCATTCCAAAGCTAAGGGCGGCAAGCCGGTAGACAAGCATATTCGCGGCCTTGCATGGGTGGCAGTCAGATGGGCAAAAGCGGTGCATCCCAGGGTGATCATGCTGGAGAACGTCGAGGAATTCATGGACTGGGGCAGGCTGGACGCAAACAGCCGCCCTGATCCACGGTACAAGGGCGAAACATTCAGACGCTTCATCCACCAACTGGAGAGGCAGGGCTACCATGTGGAATACAAGCTGCTCCGCGCTTGTGACTATGGGGCTCCCACCATCCGGAAGCGATTCTTCCTGATCGCCAGGTGCGACGGTCAGCCCATCCGCTGGCCAGAGCCGACACACGGCGATCCTGACGGTCTGGAAGTCTTGGCGGGATTGAAAAAGCCATGGGTGCCGGTGGCCGATGTGCTGGACTTCTCGTTACCATGTCCTTCCATCTTCGCCACATCTGAGGAGATCATGGAACAGTACGGCATCCGGGCAGTAAGGCCACTATCAGAAAAGACATTGCAGCGGATAGCGCGAGGCATTGAGAAGTTCGTGCTTGAAAACCCGAAGCCGTTTCTGATTCAGTATCACGACAGTGCGGAGTTTCGAGGGCAGGGCGTAGACAAGCCGCTTCAAACCGTGGACGCATCGAACCGCTATGGCCTGGTATCGGCCTTTATCAGTCAGTTCAACAACAACAGCGTCGGGCAGGAACTGACAATGCCGCTCAACACCATGACTGCGAGAAGCAATCACTTTGCGGAGGTCTGTGCTTTCTTGGTGAAATACTACGGGAACGGAGAGAATGCTGTATCGTGCGCGTCACCTGCGCCAACCATCACGGCAAAGGACCGGCTCGGATTGGTGACGGTCAAAGGGCAGGATTACCGGATCGTGGACATTGGTTTGCGAATGCTGACGCCGAGGGAACTCTTCGATGCCCAGGGTTTTCCGCCTGACTACATCATCGACGTGGACGCCGACGGAAAGACCTATCCGAAAAGTGAACAGGTGGCGCGGTGTGGAAACGCCGTATGCCCACCGATACCGACAGCACTTGTGAGGGCAAATCTGCCGGAGCTGTGCAAGTTTGAATCCAGTGCGTAAATTCATAGGAGCAGAATATGAAGTGTGAATTGTATCATGATTCCTTCCAGAATTGGAAGCGGTGGCCGATCCAGAAAGCCCAGCTGATTATCGCCGACATTCCGTATAACCTGGGCGATGCCGCATACGGCTCGAATCCCATGTGGTACATTGGAGGCGACAATAAGAACGGAGAAAGTGATAAAGCCAAGAGCAGCTTTTTTCACAGTGACGGCTATTTTCGGATCTCCGAATACTTCATGTTCTGCTCCCGATTGATGAAGCCTGAACCGAAACAAGGCAAGGGCGGCGCTCCGTGTATGATCGTATTCTGTGCCTTCCAACAGCAGGCTGATGTCATTCATTGGGCGGCTGATGCCGGATTCGGAAAGTATATCCCGTTGGTTTTTATCAAGAACTACAGTCCGCAGGTGCTCAAGGCCAACATGAAGATCGTCGGCGCAACAGAACACGCTCTGGTGCTGTACCGGGATCGGCTTCCGAAGTTCAATAATCATGGCAAGATGATCTTCAACTGGATGCCCTATGAAAGAGACGGACCGTCTGTTCCGAAAATCCATCCGACGCAGAAGCCTGTAAAACTGCTGAAACGGCTAATTGACATTTTTACGGATGTCGGAGATGTGGTGATTGACCCTTGCGCGGGAAGCGGATCCACGTTGCGGGCGGCAGCGGAAATGCGGCGCAATGCCTATGGATTCGAGATTGATAAGGGCTTCTATCAAAAAGCACAGTCGGAAATGTTGAAGTCGATTACACTGGATCAGGTCAGTATCCTGGATTTGGAAGCGGATGACAGAATCCGTCAACGGCAATCACAGATGAAAATCGAGGTGGAATGAGATGGGTTATACCGATGAACCGCGCCAGTGCATTGTGGAGGACGCGCAGGCGCTTTTCCACGGATGGGCTGATGTGGAAAAGCCGAACATTGAGGACGGCAAGCAGGTCGGCAGATGGAAGCAGGTGGTGGCAATCATTGAGTTTCGCAATGGTCATGTCAAAGCGGTGAATCCGACCGCCGTGCGGTTTCTGGACGGCGCGGAGATGTTTTCCAGGTACAGATGGGATATGAAGGAGAATGGTGAATAATGTCATCAAACAGCAAAGGCATAGATTGGCGTGCCGATTTGAAAAGCACAATGTGGGATATGTTCTGGGTAAAGCAGAACGCATCACCCGCCGATACAGAAGCCGACAAAGAAGCGCTGAAGAATAACGTGGCGAGGCTGATCCGCATGGCAACACAAAAAATCGGGTATGACGGCACCAAGCGCACCAGCAAAAGCCCTTGACTGGAACAGCCTGGATACCACACTGATGATGATCGCTTGCGCGGCGACATCCCTCTGCTTGAATGGAGAATTTGGCGATATGCCAGAAACGATTGAAGGTGATATTTGATGGTGCTTTACATTTGCGACTGCAAGAAACCTTGTGCGGCTGGTATCGGATGCCATCGCAGCGGTTCGGATGTCGGGTTATGCAGCTACACAACGGACCCGGAACACGCGCTGTATGGGCCGTGCGCAGATCCGCAAAACCACCCGGAGCGTTTCGGTCGTGTTTTCAGTGATGAGACTGATGCATGGAATGGTGACTATTACGAGAAGGAAGTGCAAAAGTGAAGATCATCAAAGAGGGCGATATTCGGCGACTGAACACGACCAGAAGATTTGAATGTCCTGCCTGTGGCTGCATCTGGTTAGCCAACGCATCGGAATACCGTAGAGAATGGGATCTTAATGACGCGCATATCGTTTGCAATTGTCCGACCTGCCACAAATATGTATACAGAGAGATAAACCAGGACGATTGAAGGACGTGATTGCTTTGGGTGGCAGATTATGGAAAGAGGATGAGATTCGGTTTCTGAAAAGAAATTCAAGCAGGGAGCTGTCATTTGTAGCAAGCTATTTGAATCGGACTGAAAATGCTGTCTATCAGAAAGCGATAAGTCTTGGATTGGATGTTCATCGCAGTCAAATATCCTCAAAAACATATAAGAAAGACCTTGAGCGGTTTAGTAGGTCCGGGCGCAAACGATACGATGAACGTAAAGAAGAAGGGCTTTGTACACGGTGTGGTAAGAGATGGGCCGAAGCAGGACGAAGGAAGTGCCGACCATGCCGGGAGCGCGACCAAAAGCATTACAGGAAAAACAACACCCGCGAATACCTGTATAACTACAAGAAGCGTCAAAAAGCCGAACGCAAAGAGAATAACCTTTGCGTGAATTGTGGACAACCACTTGATTCGAGCGAGATCGGCATCAATACATTCTGCGCCAGATGTCGAGAGCAGAGAAGAGAGGCGCAGAATGTAAGACGGCTCCGAATGCGGATTCACGGCATCAAGCGCACAGATCGAAAGTGAGGTGATTGGGTTTGGAAACAACACAGATTCAGATTGCGGTAGCAAGAGCAGACATCATACTTTCCTACGCCGGATTCATTCTGAAATACTTCATTCTGCCAGCTATAATCGGCGGCGCGGTGGGCTGGCTGATCGGGTGGTGCAGGCGTGGGAAGTAGGCTGAGTAAGGCCGAGCGCGTTCGGAAATTCGGTGAGGTATTTACGCCCGATTGGATGGTATCAAGAATGTGCGATTTGCTGGAAGAAGAATCTCCGGGAGCGTTTGCGCCAGACAAGACATTCCTTGAACCGACCTGCGGCGACGGTGCGTTCGTGGTGGAAATCCTCCGTAGGAAGTTTGAACGGTGCAGCTGCCGGGAGGATTTTACCACCGCGATCAGCAGCGTGTATGGGCTTGAGATACAGGCCGATAATGTCGCTGAATGTATCCGGCGCGTGACAGCGCTTTGCGTACAGTATTTTAAGCCGACCAAGGAAGAATTGCAGATCATCAACGACCATTACATCATGTGCGACAGTCTGAAGGTTATGAGGATGATGAGCGATGAGCGGTTACAATCCTGAAAGAGCGAAAGCGCGACGAGATGCGCGAAGAGAGCAAGGTATCTGTACGACGTGCGGAAAACGACCGGCATTCGGACATTTCGTTCAATGTCCATATTGCATAGAGAAAGGCGCATTGTATAACGCCAGATCTCATATCAAAAATCGTGAAAAGATAAATGAACGACAGCGTGAGAATCGGCGTAAAGTTATTGATGCTGGTATTTGTCCATGTTGCCGCAAACCAAATCCTGATACTTCCAGAGTTTGGTGCCCTAAGTGCCGAGCAAAAGCTCATGCACAATTTATACGCAATTATGTTCACAAGGTCAGGCCAGACGGCATTTGCTTACGATGTAACAGACCAACTGAACCAGGACGTAAACTGTGTGAAGTGCATCGGATGATGGCAGCAGAAGCCGGACAAAAAGGCAGGGATGCGCAGAACAGAAGCAAACACCCTTGGAGACTGGATGAGGATATCAGACGAACTATAATAAGGGAGCGTGGTAACTGATGATCTGGGGCAATGAACGACTTAAAGACCTACTGAAGCACGGAATGATAATGGGTGGCGATGAGGCGCTTGTGAATCCGGCATCCATCAATCTGCGACTTGGCGACAGCTTCATCAAGCCGATTCCCGGCAACACTGTGGAGCTGGGCGGTGAGATGAAATATATGCCGGTGATGAAACAATCGGACGGCACCACAATTATCATGCCGGGTGAATTCATGCTTGCCACCACGATGGAACATGTATCCGTGCCGGTGAACTGCGCGGCATTCGTCCAGGGTCGGTCATCCATTGGACGCATCGGATTGATGGTGCAGAATGCGGGATTCGTGGATCCCGGATTTACTGGACATATTACTTTGGAGCTGAAGAATGACAGCCCCTGCGCCATCGTGCTGAAACCGGGTTATCCAGTAGCACAGCTGATTTTCATGGACGCCGTGGATGTTTCCGAAGGATATAAGGGCAAGTATCAGAATCAGGTCGAAGCGACCGGGAGCAGGATGTACCTTGACAATATAGCATAAGAAGGGTGAGAGAATGATCGGTTCGCTTGTTGAAATGGCAAACATGAAACCCGAAGTTACTGACTTTACCATCGACGGTCATTGTTCACAGTGCGGTGCTTGCTGTTCCGATTATCTCCCGATATCTCATGAGGAATTGGATCGGATCCGCGCTTATGTCAGGAAGCATAACCTTCATGAGCATAAATCAGTGATGATGACTGGCAACTACCTGGACGCGACCTGTCCGTTTCGGGACAACGTAAGGAAGTGTTGTGACATCTACGAGGTAAGGCCGGAAATCTGCCGTTGTTTTCAGTGCAATCAGGGCATAGACGTTATCAAGGCAAACAAGGCGCTTATGCACCAGAAGAACAAGCCTATATCTCTGCGCGGCGAGATTTTCGGCAATCAGGCCGCAAAGACCTATGGTATGTTCCTCGGCGCTGTCCTTGGATTATGCTGATGGAGGTGTTGATACCTTGAAAGATCCTCGTGAAGTAATACTTGATTTCATCGCCCGCTTTAAGGGCAGCGAAGAAGTGTTTTTACATGGCTGCTGTTACTGGTTTGCCAGGATTCTCGAAGAGCGTTTCTATTCGCATCCAGGCGCTGAAATCAAGTATGAGCCGGTTGAAGGGCATTTCATCACAAAGATCGATTATAGGTATTACGATGTTCGCGGCGATGTGACGGAATGCTATCGCGGAAAGCCAATGTATGACCTGTATGAGCTTCACAGAGATCACTGCAAGTATTATGATCACCTGATGCGCGATTGCAGAGATTTTGCGGAGGATGAAGATGAGAAGAATACTGATGTTTTCGCACTGTTGAAAGCGCAGGATCCAATAAATCCTGAGCGCAGTGGTAAGGGAACGTATTGGTATTACTGCTGTGGTAACTGTGGACAGCCTCTTGATCCGGGTGATCCGTTTTGTCGGAAGTGCGGAAGGGCGGTGAAATGGGAATGACTGAACAGCAATTACGAGCGCGAGTAATCGCAGGGCTTGAATGGATGGCTGAATCGCACATAGGGGTAGAAAAAAGGATAGCGGATGAAGCTCTTGCCTTACTGAAAGCACAGGAACCGAGGTTGATTACCTACGACGAACTAAAAGCCATCGATAGAACTGACAACACCGTCTATGTCGAGCGCCGGACAAAAACCTTTTATAATGAGGTGGCATTTGTCGCCATCGAAAAGGTTTACGGCGATACTATCACATTCAACGGCCAGAAAAGCATATTTGGACACAGCAAGAAGGATTACGGCAAGACCTGGCGCTGCTGGACATCCCGCCCATCGAAGGAAGAAATGGAGGCGACACCGTGGAACTGAGCATTATTTCGGAAAAATTGGAAGATATTCGGAATTACTTAGACGTTGAGCTTCATCCAGTTGTTTCGCCTGACAGATGGGATGTCTATTCTGAATTGCGTGATATGGTGGATGACATTATCGCCCTGCTGAAAGCGCAGGAGCCGCGAGTGATGACGCTGGAAGAAATAGACAACAGGCTTGCCGAATCCAGCGAAGAGTATAATAAGATTTTTTGGGCCGAGGTAAAGAGCCGGACAAGATACTCTTTTGGAGTTTTTCAACTGAGCATATTAGACGATGATGATTACGAAGCGCTTTTGCTTGGGTGTTCATGGTCTGCATTGTACAGGAGATCATCCTATGGTATTAGGTGGCGCTGCTGGACATCCCGCCCGACCGACGAGCAGCGAAAGGAGGCGAGGTGGGATGAATAACCATCGCTATCCGAAGGAAAAGTATGACAATCTGAATATGCCGAACGGTGATATGAGCGATGTGTCATACTCGGCAGTTAGTAGCCATCTTGTGAAAACGATAAAGGACACGAAGTGTGTTTACTGTTTTGCGCCGATTCCGAAAGGCGATTTTGCCCTATCCGAAAAAGGCTTTATTGATCGTAAACCGTATCTGGTGCATTACTGCATGGATTGTGTAGATGACATTATTGACGGACAGGAAGGCAAGATTGACTACGCAGAGATAGGATACAACAAGTGGGCAGAACGATATGAAAAGTACACACAAGCCCAACGTGAGTACGAAGCTGCCGTTGAAATGACTGAATATTGTGCGCGGTATGAACCAACTTACAATCCAGAAGATGGGAGTATGTGATTATGCGATTCACAGATGAGATGATCGCCGAGGATGAGAAGCGATGGCATGCGCGGGATGTTGTGATGGAGCTGGACTATTGTTCAACCTATATGCGTGACCGTAAGGATATAACCAATCTGGATATTCGGTTCTATGCCTATATCATGCGGAAGGCACGAGATCTGTTGAAAGCGCAGGAGCCGCGCGTGATGACTTGGCGGGAAACTATTGGTGCCGCGTTAGAGTGTAAGCCAGTCTACATCGAAGTGAAGGACAACGAGGATAAAGAACCGGGCGATGACAGGTGGGCTATGGTGACGCAGTATAAGGATAATATGACAAACGGCATGATTCGTGCAATGTCATCTTATATTACAAGCGAAATACTGTTTGCGGAAAACTACGGCGAGACATGGCGCTGCTGGTCATCCAAACCAAACAAATCGCAGAAGGAGGCGAAACCGTGGGAAGGCTGATTGATGCTGACACGTTGAAGCCTTTACTCAGAAAACAGTATGACCATTACAGATACCGCCCAGATGACTTTGCAATAGGAGTGTGTACAGGGTTGGTGAATGCGATGGAGGAGCTTGATGCCGCGCCTGCCGTGGATGCCGCGCCAGTGGTACATGGGAGATGGATAAAGCCTGAGCAGAGCCTGTGGACAATGGCCGATTGTTCGGTATGCGGGGAAATGAGCATTGTTGCCAATACTGCAAAATACTGCCCACATTGTGGGGCGAAGATGGACATTCGCTCCACAAACGGGTAAAGGGAGGCGAAACCGTGGGCAGGATGACAGAAGGTGCAGAATGGATAAGCTGAAACCGTGTCCTTTCTGTGGAAATGATGATGTTACGCTGATGACGCGCAGGGGAAAAGATGGATGGCGCGACAGGTTCTTCGTCCTGTGCGATTATAACAATGGAGGATGTGGAGCTTCTGGAGAGTGGTGTCATTATCCTGAAGAAGCGGTTGATGCGTGGAACAGGAGGGCGCATGAGCAAACAGGGGATAAATGAATGCGAAAATGTGGACTGGCTGCGACTGCTCGGCAATAACGGCTGGCAATGGGATTCGCAGAAGTCCTATGATGAAGAATACAGCTTTTATGAGGCAAAGATCCTCGGCTGGAGTTATGATGTCGGTTGTTGGGCGAGAGTGTCGGACAATTACAAGGGTGAAATGGCAAGTGGCGACTATGGCGTCGCTTGGATAGAGTGTGATGTCTCCACGTACACCAGCGCAGAGTATCTTTCGATAAACGATGCTCGTGAGATCATTTGTGCCATCGAAAATGCAGAGGCAAACCTTCTAAAATGTGGAGTGCCGTTTGTCAGAGGGTACAAGTTTAACGGCAAGAACGCTTCAAACAAGGCGCGACGCAATGTCGCTCTACGCAGGAAGTTGGGACTGGACAAGGATGAATGAGCGTGGACGAGAAAAAAAGGAGTGCAAAAAATGAATTTGAAAAAGGGTAGCAAAGGCGCAGATGTGAAGGCCGTTCAGACTAAACTGAAGGAGCTGGAATTCTTTTCCGGCTCCGTGGATGGCATATTCGGCTCCAATACCGAGAAGGCCGTCAAGGCATTTCAGAAGAGCGCCGGCCTTACTGCCGATGGCATTGCTGGACCCAAGACCATCGCGGCGCTGGACATAGATGCCGGAAAAGCACAGGAACAGAGCACCACAGATGACATGGTTCATGGCACCGCCAAGAATATGGACTGGTGGACAAGCGACATCCAGAAGATATTCGCCGTCGGCGTGATCGCCACTATCACGGACGTGGATACTGGGATCAGTTGGAAAGAGAAGCGATTTGCCGGGAAGAACCACGCCGACATCCAGCCTCTCACGAAAGCGGACACCGCAAAGCTCAAGAAGGTATATGGCCACTGGTCATGGAAGCGCCGGGCGGTATTCGTGACGATCAACGGCGAGAACTATGCCGCATCCATCCACGGGATGCCACACGGTGGGAGCAACCTCAGCAACAACTTCCCTGGTCATCACTGCTGCCATTTCCTGAATAGCCGGACACATGGTTCGAATAAAGTCGATGCGAACCATCAGAAGATGGTCGCTAAGGCCGCAAAGGCGAAGCTGTAGGCACAATCATGGGGCGTGATTTCAAGCTGAAAAGCAAGACGTGCAAAGAGCGGTACAACTGGTACAAGGATCGCGGCATTTGTACGACTTGTGGGAGAGTTTGGTCAGAACCCGGCAAAGTGCGCTGCAAGGCTTGTGAGGCGAAGATTGTTGCCGCTCACGAAAAGCGGCGCGAGGAACACAGACAGGCCAAACAGGAACAGCGGCAGCAGCGGATCGCCGCCGGGATCTGTACGGAATGCAGCAAGCGACCTGCGACGGAGGGAATGAGGATGTGCCCTCGCTGCCGCGCAATGAGGAACGACAGCACCAGGGAGTACAAGATCGAGAAGCGCATCGAGAGGGATGTGCGGGAAGCGAGGAAAAAAATGAGTTTTTACAACGCATTATTCGGTTTCAGCCCTGCATGCGTTTTTATCATGCCGATGCTTGGCAGGAAGCAGGATGAATGGCCACGATTCCGCGATTGCTTAATCACCGAGGATAAGAACATAGCCATATACACCCGCGTAGGCGGCAACAACCGCAACTGCGGATATGGCGAAGAAAAGCTCTATAAGGACGAAAACTTCATCCGAACCTACGATGACGATTTCGATAACACCTACGCCACCTATGAGTTCAAGGTTCCGGAGAGATGGAAAGACGATTTTGAGAAGCTCACCAATGGCCATGCAGAAGATGTATCTGACGAGTATGTCGCCATGCTTGAAGAATTCTTTCCGAAACTGGCAGAATCCGGGACGCTGAAAAAGATTCTTCGCCCTTCTGAACATGAGGAGGTGGAGGAGCAGGATGGATAAGCTGAAAGCTCTCGAATGGTTCCTCCGGCGGCGCTCAATGGGTTTATCCGACAGATGTCAAGAAGCCGAGGATGTGGCAATAGAAGCAATAAGAGCCATAATTGCACAGGAACCAAGGGTGATGGAATTCAGTGAGATCATGGCTATCTATAATGCCGATCCTTTTCATGTATGGCCGTACAATACGCCACCATTCCTGTACATCCAGGAACATCCACATGTTCGACATAGCAGTGAATCGTGGGCAGCGTGGCGAGAAATCAAGGATATCATCGAGGGAGAATTGTTTGGTCACACAGCTAAAAGCTACGGCGTAACGTGGCGCTGCTGGAATAGGAAACCCACCAATGAGCTGAGAGAGGCGGTGAAGTGGGAATGAATGATTTCTTGGTGTTCATTGACAAGCTGATAAACTACTTTCCTGTTCATGTGGAAATCCATTACAGCAAAATTGTGGACTGGTGCATTCGTGTCACGAAGGTTGGATGCGCATCGGACTACCCGGAAAGCGATCACATCGACAATGATGCTATCTTGTGCGACGTGCAGGATTGCGATATGGAGTTGGCCTTCGCCAGAGCACATGTCGCTGTTAAGGATTGGTTGCTCCGTTTCAACGATGGTTATTGATTGTGGGAATCAATATGAAGATTTACGGATTGCAAAAGATGACGCTTCTGGATTATCCGGGACATCTCGCCTGCACTGTGTTTCTCGGCGATTGCAATATGCGGTGTCCATTCTGCCACAATTATGAGCTGGCGACCAAGCAGATCCAACCGGCGATGACACAAGCGTATCTGATGGATTTTCTGAAAGGTCGCAAAGGCAGACTGGATGGCGTGGCGATAACCGGCGGCGAACCGTGTATCAACAACGATCTTCCGACATTGCTCCGTGAGATCAAGACGCTCGGCTATAAGATCAAACTTGATACCAATGGGACGAATCCGAATATGCTGCGCAGACTGATTGATTGGAATATGGTCGATTACGTCGCTATGGACGTGAAGAACAGCCCGGAAAAGTATCCAATCACTACAGGAGTCAGCGGTTTCATTACGCCGGTTCGCAACAGCATTGATTTGTTGATTCACAGCGGCATTGACTACGAATTCCGCACCACGGTCGTCAATGAGCTGCACACAGAGGAGGACTTCAAGGCGATTGGTGCAATAATCCATGGCGCGAAACGATACGCCTTACAAGTTTTCACCGACCGGGACACCGTGCCGTATGGCAACTTTCACGCTCCGGGCAAAGAAACATTGATGAAGTATCGGGATATTGTAGCTGATCACGTTGGCGAAGTGATAATCCGTGGGCTTGATTAGGAGGCGGAGATATTGTCGGATGATGTAAAGAAAGCCATTATCGCCATAGAACGGATGCAACGCACCGTTAGGCAAGTATATGACCAGGCTTCTGTATGTGGTGATGAAAGGGTTGTAAGAGAAACAACAACGGACTTGGATGGTTTGTCTACTGCCATAGAATTGCTCGACAATCAGGAAAAGACCATTTCTGAACTGGTTGGTATGCTTGAAAACTTAAGCGGTGAGCTTTATGACAAGTGTTTCAAGCCCAGAGAAATGACCTGTGATGAGATCGAAAGGCGCTTTACATGGTATGGTCAATTTCCACTATGGTATGACGCGGTAGAGATCCCGGATCCAGTTCCAGTCTTGTATGTCGGCTTTTCTGCTCCTGGGCTGCCGATGTGCTTTATCGGTGCTACGGGTAAGATCACAGCGAAACGTGAGGATTATGGCGTCAAATGGCAGACGTGGAATCTACGACCGGCGATCAGATTGAGGAGGAACGAATATGCTGACAACGGAACGTCAGAAAAGAATCTGTAAGAAGTACAGCGCCTATGACGATACCGGGCATGTACACTGCAAAGAGTGTCCGCTGAACGATGGCCATTATGTTGATATGCCGCCGATGACCTGCAAGGCTTTTATGCACTACGACAGAAAGATAAAGGAATGGGTTGAAGATGCCGTACAAGGATCCGAAAGTTGATCGGCAATATACTCGGGAACGCTATCACTGGCTGAAGGATCATGGTATTTGTGTGGTCTGCGCTGCAAATTACAATGAGCCTGGTCATGTATACTGTAAGGCTTGCGCCGCAAAACAGCGGCGCAGTCATTCCACCTATAATCTGACAGTTGATAGAGCCAAGCGCCAGCGCGAGAAACGAAACGAGCGTATCCGTAACGGGCTGTGTGGTGATTGTGGTCAACCTGTATTTGACGATCATGTCAACTGCTCGAAATGTCGGGAGAAGCGGAGAGTGATTGAACATATCGCAAGAATCAGGAAACGAATCAGAAGGGAGATAGGATTGTGAATAGTGATATTGAAGTTGAACTGAAGGCTGCGATGGAACGCGCTATCAGTCCGCTGGTAAAGGACATCAATCGATACAAAATGCAGCTCGCGGACAAGGAAGCGTATATCAGTCAGCTATTATCGGAAATTGCAGATCTGCGCCACAATCATGAGGACAGCGGATTGAAGCGTGATCAACCGATGAACTGCAAGTATAAGCTGTATCCGATTACCAAGGGACAATTCGCGGGACAGACGGAAACACAATGGTTTTGTCCATCCTGCCGCATGAGCGTCAGCAACTGGGAAACCTATTGCATCAGCTGCGGTCAGCGGTTGAACCGTAAATATCTGCCGGAATTGGAGGTCATGGACGACGATTGGATCGGAGGCGATTGATGTGGCAATGATCGGATTTCATCATGGCGCACTGTGCAAGTCATATGAAGAACAGGCTAATGAACAGGGATTCACATTAGGCGATAAGGCAGATTTCTTGAATGATCTCGGTTTTAAGCTGGTTTACATCTGGATTCACGGTCTTTTGACGGACAGCCAATATGACGCGGCATTGAAGAAACTGCAAAAGCAATTGGTAAAAGCGGCGAAACGCCTGCCGCCGAAGGAGGAAAAACATGAGCGAGAAGAAGCCGACTAATCCAGTCAAAGCAATCCGTGCTAAGTGCCTGGACTGCTGCTGCGGGCAGATACGCGAGGTGGAGCTGTGTCCGTGCACATGGTGTGCGCTGTATCCGTTCCGGTTTGGGAAGAATCCGTACAGGACGAAGCGCGAAATGACGGAAGACCAGAGGGCGGCAGCGGCGGACAGGCTGCGCAGAGCACGCGAGAAGCAGAAGGAGCAGAAGGAGGATTAACGATGGCAGAGAAACCAATCCTTTTCAACACCGAAATGGTTCGGGCGATCCTGGATGGCAGGAAGACGCAGACGCGGCGGCTATGCAAAGGGCAGCCGCAGGATGGTATCACCAGCCCAGAGACGCTTGGTTATGAGCCTCCATACAAACCCGGCGATATCCTTTGGGTGCGTGAGACATGGCAACGGATATTTGACGAATCCGGCTGGCACTATGAATACAAAGCCGATCATGAGGACGGACAATTGCAAATTTGCAATACACCTATTGGCTGGAGGCCGTCCATTCATATGCCGCGTGAAGCAGCTCGGCTGTTCCTGCGCATAATCGATGTTAGAGCAGAACGGCTCCAAGATATGACGCCGGAGGACTGCATGAATGACGGTAGCTTCAATCAATATGCGGTGAATCTTCTGGGCATTGCACCATTGTTTGGCGCATTGTGGGACAGCACCTTGAAGAATGCCGATATTCCGAAATACGGATGGTTCGCAAATCCGTTCGTTTGGGTTTATGAATTTGAAAAAATACCGAATGAAGAGGTGATTAAAGATGAATGATCCGAAAAGCATCAACAATGAGCGCAAAGAGGGCGTATGGGTCTATACGACGGTGACGGGCGGCTTGAAATACTGGTATTGCTCCGTCTGCGAAAGCGCCTATCATCGCAAGGATCCGCACGACCGCCGATACTGCTATTTTTGTGGTGCTCGTATGAAAAAGGAAGGACAGCTTCACGGATAGTAATACAGGAGTAATAAAACATGAGCAGATTCATTGAAGAAGGCAAAGACGAGCACGGCAAATACCTTCTGACCATGTTGGATGATCCTGATTTGTGCAGGCATTTGTATGATGAAGTATGCTGTAATGCCGATAACCAAGATCGCGTCGGCGATTCCACATGGAAATATGAATGCGTTGCCGGAGCATGTCCCTACTTTGAGATTGAGCCGTTGGATGAACTGGACGCGCTGCGAAAAGGTGTAAAGACGTACCGTTGAAATGGAGGATTCTGGCATGGAAACAAAACGGATGACGGCAGGCGAGCGGGACACGATGCTGCGGATTGTAACCGCGTTGAACATTCTTGTCGAGGAACCTGAAAAGCTCAAAGAGCGGATGAAGAACGTGCCGTACTATAACCGGGATGTCTGAATGCTGAAGGCAAAGGCACTGTCGATGATTGAAAAATTGACGGATACGGTGCCGAAATCGCAGGCATGGCAATGGTACAGAGAAGTGAAAAGCGTTACTTATATGGTCGGCGTCCCTGGCGTTTCGTCTCGTAATAATGACAAGTTTGGCGTATGGCTGCCGAACAATATCATCAATGCACTGATAGACGGATGCAAGGAACAATGCTTGATGTGCAATCTGGATAAAGGCCAACGGCGGGCTTGTAAGCTCAAAAAGACATTGGACGCCATTCCAAACGACATCCCGGACAAGCTGGACGGCGACTGCCCATACTACGCTCAATTATGATATTGGAAGAAGGAATGACCGATGTATATCATCAAGAAAGATGGATTGTATCTTATGGCCTATCAGTATAACGGAATCAGAGAATTTGACGCGAAAGGCAATTATACCGATATACCGACCGGCTATTACAGCGCGGATCGACGTGATGCCCAGGTGTTCGATAATACCGCACTCGCCGATACACTCGGTGCGAAAGCGATCAAAATCCAGGAGAAAAACAATATCAGGAGGAATTACCGATGACACGTAAAGAGATTCTCGATACTGCATTGAAGTGTGTGAACGGCGACCGCGATGAACAGTACGGCAAGCCGGAGAACAGCTTTAACACCATCGCCAGACTGTGGAATGCCTATATCGACGCACTGGCTGGCGACGATGGTGCAAACATTGTCTTCAGAGATACTGATGTTGCGGCGATGCTGGCGCTTCTGAAAATCGCCCGGATTTCTTCCGGCGTCCAGAAAGATGACAACTGGATTGACCTTGCTGGATATGCCGCCTGCGGCGGTGAGTGCGGAAGCCAGAAGCCACACGTGAATAAATGTGTAGACTGCGAATTCTACACGGATGAAATTGGCCCGGCTGATCGCATATATGGATGTATGCTGCATGAGTGCGCGAAGAAAAAGAACGGGACTTGACAAAAACGCTAAAATGGTCAAAAGGTGTGCATATGGTGTGCAAATAGCGTACTTGACTGCATATGGTATAATTAAAATGGGTTTTATGATGATAAGCCCGCATGAGCGCGTCACAACGACGCGCTTTTTTCACGCCATGAATAGTCTGCCAAATCTATTCACGACACGTCACATGCCACTTTCATTCTGAAAGGAGGCAAGTCGGTCTGCGTCTCCTCCTTGGCGCAGAGTTTCAGTATGCGGTTTGTCGCCACAGGCCGTATCATATGATACCGACAGCGAAGGAGAGACACCGTGGAAAAGAGATATATAGAGATCGACATAGCCGACCTCGTGCCCTATGACCGCAACCCACGCAAGAACGATCACGCGGTGAAAGATGTCGTAGAGAGCATGGAACAGGTCGGCTATATCACGCCCATTGTCGTGGATGAGAATATGCTTATCCTCGCCGGTGAGACGCGATGCAAGGCGTTGAAGAAGCGCCACGTCAAGCGCGATAAAGTGCTGCAGGTATTCGGTCTGACGGAAGAACAGAAAAAGAAATACCGGCTGCTGGATAACAAGGTCGGCGAAATCGCTGAATGGGATCTCGATCTTCTGGCCGGAGAACTGGAAGCTGTGGATTTTGGCGATTTTGATTTCGGCTTCGATGACCTGATGGCAGACCTTGATACGGACAGCGAAGGAGAGGCGGCGCAGGCGGTTGACGATAATTATGATCCAGTCCTGCCTGAAACGCCGAAATCTAAGCTTGGTCAAATCTATCAACTTGGTAGACATCGCCTGATGTGCGGCGACAGCACTAACGCACATGATGTCGCTATCCTGATGGATGGTGCGCAGGCCGATATCCTGCTCACGGATCCGCCGTACAACGTGGCCTATGAGGGCGGCACAGGCATGACCATCCAGAATGATAATATGGAGGATGCAGCCTTTCGGCAGTTTCTCCGGGATGCCTTTCTGTGTGCTGACCTTTCCATGAAGCCAGGTGCGGCGTTTTACATCTGGCACGCAGATTCCGAGGGTTACAACTTTCGCGGCGCTTGCCATGACATCGGCTGGCAAGTCAGACAATGCCTGATCTGGAACAAAAACAGCCTGGTACTTGGGCGGCAAGACTACCAATGGAAGCATGAACCGTGCTTGTACGGTTGGAAATCAGGTGCTTCGCATATATGGCTTTCTGACCGCAAACAAACCACGGTGCTTGATTTTGACAGGCCGACAAAATCCGAGCTGCATCCAACAATGAAGCCCATTCCGTTATTCGACTACCAGATTCGGAATAGCTGCCCGAATAACGGCATTGTTCTTGACCTTTTCAACGGCTCCGGCACAACCATCATGGCGTGCGAACAAAATGGGCGCACAGCCTATTGCATGGAGCTGGATCCGCGCTACATTGACGCAACCATACAACGCTTCGAGCAGTTTACCGGGCAAAAGGCGGTGCTTATCAGTGAATAAGCGCCTGACGCTCGGCAGCCTGTTCGACGGCTCCGGCGGTTTTCCGCTGGCCGGACTTCTCGCCGGTATTGAACCCATCTGGGCTTCTGAAATAGAGCCTTTTCCCATCAGAGTAACGACAAAGCGAATCCCACAGATGAAGCATTATGGCGACGTTTCAATTCTGAACGGCGCACGGCTTCCGCCTGTGGACATCATTACATTCGGTTCACCTTGCCAGGATATGTCCCTGGCAGGACGCAGAATCGGATTGGATGGTGAACGGTCAAGCCTGTTTTATCAGGCTATTCGCATTGTCAGAGAAATGAGGGAAGCCACAGATGGAAAATATCCGCGATACATCGTCTGGGAGAACGTCCCAGGCGCTTTCACATCCAACAAAGGCCGTGACTTCAAATCCGTGCTCGAAGCTATCATCGACATTAAAGCGCCCGGCGCTTCGGTGCCTGCGCCTGATAAAGGACGCTGGCAATACGCCGATTTATACCTGGGCGACGGATGGTCATTGGCTTACAGAGTGCTCGATGCGCAATACTACGGAGTCGCCCAACGTCGCCGTCGCGTGTTCCTTGTCGCGGATTTTGATTCCGAATGCGCCGGAGAAATACTCTTTGAGCGCCAGGGCTTGCAACGGGATTCTGGAACGCGCGAAAACCCGCAATCGAATACTGCCGGAGATTCTGAAGGCCGGATTGGAACAACAGGCGAATCAATAACCTATGCTGCCGGATTTATCCCGTTCACCAGTATGAAAGCCGGAAACAGCATCGGCTTTGAAGATGAACGCTCGCCTACGCTTCGAGCTTGTTCCGATACCGCTGTGCTGATGTTTGACAACCATTCCCAGGACAGCCGCTATGATGGTCCGTTGGATATTGCCGGAACAATCGCGGCGCAATACGGAACCGGCGGCAACAATCAACCGTTAGTGATGGAGCCGATCCGACAAACGCCATTCAGCATCGGCGGCTTTAACAGCCTCGCATGGCTTTCCGATAATCCTCGGGCAGGAATCTATAAAGCCGATACAGTGCGAACACTGGACGCTTCCGACAGCAATCCCAGCGCCAATCAAGGCGGTACGGCCATTGTGGAAACCTATGCCATGACAGTCGGCTACTATATGCAAGTCGCCAAGGACGTGACGCCGCCGCTTATGGCGCGGGATTTCAAGGATCCCATTGTGGTGAATGCGCCACGCTATCGCGTTCGGCGATTGATGCCGATGGAATGCGCACGATTGCAGGGCTTTCCCAGCGATTGGTGTACAGACCTCGTTACAGAGAATCCGACCGAGGATGACATCGCTTTCTGGGCTGACGTCTTTGAAACGCATCGGCACACAGTCACCAGAGCAAAAACACCCAAGACCAAAAACCAAATTATCAAGTGGCTGCGCAATCCACATACGGACAGTGCGGAATATCGCCTCTGGGGCAATGGGGTCGCATTGCCCTGCGTCTATTTCGTTCTCGCCGGTATCGCGGAGAACAGTATCCGCTTTCACTAACCTTCTACGAGCTTGCCATAGGTTCGTCATAGAAGGCACCTCCTTGAGGCTATAAGCCGAGCCGCATGGACCTGTCGGTGGTCTTTTCAGTTTTCATACGCCGTCGGTGCGTCCATGGGTGCCCGCCTGTCGTCGTTTGGTTTTGATGATCACTCCTTTCCGCTGACGATGATTAAAGGCGGGCTATTCTTTTTCAGCAGGTGATTGAATGAGATATCAGGGTGGAAAGAGCAAAATTGCAAAACCTATATCGGAGGTTATCAATGCAGTATCAAGGCGGCAAAACGAAGATCTCCTCTCAGCTTGCATCGGAAATTTTAGGGGGGGTACAGCGCATACCCTTGTGAGTTTGTTTTGCGGCTCATGCGCTGTCGAAGCCAAACTCGCGCCAAGCTATGAACGCATTATCTGCAACGATGCACACCCATATCTCATATCCATGTGGAAAGCTCTTCAAGTCGGATGGGAACCGCCGGACATTGTAACCGAAGCCGAATACCAATACATAAAAGACCATAAGGATGAGGATCCCGCGCTTTCTGGATTTGTGGGATTCGGCTGCACATTCGGCGCGAAATGGTTCGGCGGCTATGCCCGTGACAAGCGCGGATGTGTTACGAGGGGGGGGTACGCTCCAAGGTCTAAAACATCCCTCCTTAAAGTCTTTTCAGAATTGAACCGCACAAGCTCAGCGGGAGAAATCAAGGGCAGAATATTCGCGTTGGAATCCAAACGCACAACGTTGGCCGACAGCGCGGCCATGAACAGCAAAGTCACATTCACCTGTCTCGATTACAGGGATGTGAAGATTCCACCGAAATCAACCATCTATGCTGATCCTCCGTATGCCGGGACGCTCGCCTATAAAGGCGTTGAGCCTTTTGACAGCGATGCCTTCTGGCGCTATATGCGGAAGCTGGCAAAAGATGGTCATACCGTATTTGTCAGCGAATGCACCGGGCCGGATGACATCAGGGTCGTTTGGTCTAAGGAATACGGCGGCGGGATGAAGAATAGCGGCATTACCGCAAGCAAAACCCGGCGCATTGAAAAGCTGTTCATGCTTACGCCCGATAACTGTTAATCCACTCACAGCAAGTAACCCGCCCACGATCCGGGCATCGGTGAAGCTGTGGGTTTTAAGAGCCCGGCACGCCTCTCAACGATGCGGACCACGCCGGGACATTTTATAGACCTGCCAGCGCCTCTGCTTGCATGCGTACCTTGGAGGCGGCTTCGGACGTTGAGCCTGTCAGCGTTCACCAATTGTATCCGTGATACCTACGGGCCACGGGTCAACCTGGCGGCTATGGTGTGCACACTGTACCGCCTTTTTTCATGCCGCGAGTCAGGGTCGCACCCTGTGGACGGCACTCTCACGACACGGACGGTGATAGCTACACCGATAGCGCGGGATGCTGCTCCGCCCGCGCTTTTCCGTGTCCATACCAGCGGAGCAGAGAACAGGAGCAGATACAAATGGATGGCGTAAAAGAACAACGGACAAGCTGGCGCGATGAGGAATTGTCGCTTCGACACAGAGAGTGGGGCTTTGATTGTCCCGCCGTGGACATTGACTTCCTCCTCATCGAATACAATCACGCAAAGGTCAAGGCGCTGGTTGAATACAAGAAGGAATTCGCCTACATCCCAAACACATCGCATCATACCTTTCGCGCTATCGCCGATCTCGGAGACCGGGCGGATATTCCCGTATTCCTCTGCGTTTACTCCGGCGACATGACAACCTATACCGTTACCGCGCTCAATGACAAGGCACGGCAATGGTGCCCGGAAGACAATACCGTCTTTTCCGAATATGAATGGGTGAAACTTCTCTATGATGTACGTGGCTATGGCGCGATCACTCTGGATGTGCAGCGACGCTTGAAGCAGCGCATGAGGACGGTGAGCTGATGCCGTACAAGCCAAACAAGCCTTGCGGCCATCCCGGCTGCGGGAAGCTCGTACCCTATGGCACGATGTACTGTGATAAGCACCGTCCATTGCATCCAAAGGAAGAAGTCCCGCGCTCTGCTGATTCTCGTGGCTACACAAAGAAGTGGCGCAAGGCAAGAGAAGCATACCTCGCCGCGCATCCGCTTTGCGTGGAGTGCGCGAAGGAAGGACGCTATGTCAAGGCCGATGTTGTTGACCATATCATCCCTCATCGCGGCGATACAACGCTGTTCTGGGATAAAAATAACTGGCAAAGCCTCTGCAAGCATCACCACGACGTCAAGACCAAGACCATAGACCGCGAATATATCGAAAACCATCCGTGGAAGGGCAGGCCGTGACCGAAAAACGGCGCGATGGGTAGGGCGGGTCCGATCTCTACGGACCCGCCCGGGCGAC